CGAGAACTATCCGTCCAGCACGGTCGGCTTCGGCCGCGACTCGGCCAACACCGTCGTCCTGTCGGGCTCCGCACGTTGGGGCGAGACCGGCAGTTCGCCGCTCGCCAACGTCAAGACCTGGTCGCAGCAGATTTTCCGCAGCGGTCGTGCGGCCCGTGACCTGATCATGGGCGTGGGCGCTGCCGAGGTCTTCTTCGAGGACGAGAAGGTCATCGACATGCTCGAAACTCGCCGCGGCTCGACCGTGTCGATGGAAAAGTACGATGTCGATGGTTCCCCGGTCGTGTACTACGGCACCTTGCGCGGCGGCGTGCGCGTGTGGGGCTACAACGACACGTACGAGGACAACGACGGCGTCGAGCACCAGTTCCTCGACGATGACGATGTCATCCTCGCGGGCGACGTGCAGGGCGTGCGTTGCTTCGGCGCCATCATGGACCGCAAGGCCGGATGGGCGCCGATGGCGATGTTCCCGAAGATGTGGGAGCAGGAAGACCCGAGCGGCCTGTTCCTGATGACGCAGAGCGCCCCGCTCATGGTCCCCACCCGCCCCAACGCGTCGATGCGCGTCACCGTGCGTTGATGCACTTTCGGCGGCGTACTTCGGTGCGCCGCCGAAACCTACCTCCCAGGAGAACAGCATGAGCAACAAGACGCAGTACGTCGCGATCAACACCATCGTCTTCAAGGACGAACTGGCCGACCGCAAGGACAAGCCGGTCACCTACCCGCCGAAGTCCATCTTCGACGCGAACCCCGGCGACGCCGAAATCCAGCGCTTGCTCAAGAAGGGCGCGATCAAGACCGTGGAACAGGTCGAGCAGGAGAACGTCCGGCGTGCCGAGACCGTGGCGGCCCGCAAGGCGCGCGAGAAGGCCGAGGCCCTGGACAAGGCGAAGGCTGACGAAGCCGCGGCGCAGGCGCAGGCCGACGCCAAGGCGAAGGCCGAAACCGACGCCAAGTCGGCCAAGAAGTAAGCAGGAGGTCGCCGGAATGAGCCTGGACGAAATCAGGGACCGCTCGCGTGCAGCGGTCCATGCTCAGTTCACCGTTCCGGCGACCGTTACTTCGCCTGATGGTCTTGTCGAGGTCACGGTGGGCGCACGCCTGCACCGCGACCTCAAGAAGCCCTTCGGGGACTTGGAGCGCGAGGGGTTCGCGCTCGTGCTCGAACAGTACAACCAGGTGATCTTCGACCGCGAGGAGTGGGAGCCCGAGATTGATTGGGTGGTCGACTTCGGCCGCAACCGGAAGTTCACCCTGGTCGATTTTCTCGGCGACCGCGCCGACCGCTACATCGGAATGGAAGTAACGCTCAAGCGATGACCATCGAAATCGAAACGAAGGGGCTCGACAAGGCGCAGGCGCTTTTCCGCACTGCGCCCGAAGTTGCGCAGCGCGCGACCGAGCTTGCCGTGCTCGATACCTCGTCGTTTGCGCGCCGACTGTCGTCGACGGAGATCCGCGAGGAGGTCAACTTCAAGGCGGGCTACCTCAACGAGGAGCGGCTGTCGGTGACGAAGAAGGCGAACGGTTTCGAGTCCGAGGCCGTGATCCGCGGCCGCAACCGCGCCACGTCGCTCGCGCAGTTCGCCTCGACGCCGGTCTCGTTCGGCCGCAAGAAGCGCGGCATCCGGGTCAAGGTGGCGCGCAACGGCGGCGACACGCTCAAGAACGCGTTCTTCGTGCCGCTGCGCAACGGCAATACCGGACTGGCCGTACGCACCAAGGACGGCCGCCCGCCGAGTCGTGGCGCGGTGCCGATCTTCAAGGGGGCATTCCTGCTCTACGCGCCTTCGGTGGGCCAGGTGTTCTACGACGTGGCGTCGCAAGTCGTCGATCGCGTCAGCGACAAGCTCGTCAACGAGTTCACCCGTCAGTTCGAGAGGTTGTTCAAGTGATCGACAGCAAGCGCCTTGCCACGCTCAAAGCCCTGACGGTGCACTTCGAGACAGAAGTGTCGATCGCCAATGGCTATCAGCACGACCTGGCGGGCAAGGTGTTCCGCGGCCGTGTGCGTTTCAACACGCAGAACGACGATCGCTTCTCGGTGCCGATGCTGTCGATTCTCGAAGACCCGAACCCCGATCGCTTCCCGCAGCGCGCGGGCGGCGACACCGACTACGGCCTGCAAAAGGATCAGTGGGTGTTGTTGGTGCAGGGGTGGTCCGAAGACGACAAGATCAACCCGACTGACCCCGCGCACGCGCTGATGGCGGACGTGAAGAAGGCGCTGGCGAAGTTGGTGCAGGACTCGCACCCGGTGACGGGAGCGCTACAGCACCCGAGCTACATGCTTGGGGGCTTGATTTCCGGTATGACGATGGAGCCGGGCACAGTACGACCACCGACAGAGCAGGCGTCGGAAGACGCTTTTTTCTGGCTGAGGATCGCTCTGCAATTCGTCGAACAACCCAACGATCCATACGCTCTCGATTAGGAGAACCACCATGTTTCCGGAAAACAAGAACTACACCCTCGGCAAGGGCAAGGTCTACTTCGGCCGCTTCGCCGATGGCACCCGCTCCGTCGAGAAGGGCGGCTTGCGCTATCTCGGCAATACCCCGGAGTTCAACCTGGCGACCGACTCCGAAGACCTCCCGCACTACGACGCCGACAACGGCGTGCGTATCAAGGACGATTCGGTGACCCTGGAGGTCAACCGTACCGGCTCGCTCATCACCGACCACATCTCCCCGGACAACATCGCGCTGTGGTTCGGCGGCACGACCGAACTGGTCGAGCAGGCGATCCTGACCGATGTCGTCGAGACGATCGAAGGCGCCCACAAGGGCATGCGCTACCAGATCGGCAAGAGCCCGACCAGCCCCAACGGCGTGCGCGGCATCACCGTCGCCAGCGTCACCGACGACGCCGGAACCCCGGTTCCGCTCGTCCCCAACGTCGACTACCAGATCGACGCCGAGACCGGCGGCTTGCGCCTGCTCGCGGGCGGCACGGTCGTCGTGGACGGCACCACCAACGTCGTCGTGACGTACAGCGGCGCGGCCACCAGCTACCACCGCGTTTCGTCCGGCGGCAACTCCCAGGTGGAGGGCGAACTGTTCTTCGAGGCCACCAACCCGAAGGGCGCGAAGTTCGACTACCTGTTCCCGTACTGCCAGCTGCGCCCGGACGGCGACTTCGCGCTCAAGGGCGACGAGTGGCAGCAGATTTCGTTCTCGTTCGAGGCGTTGAAGCTCGACGACCAGACCGAGAGCGTCTACACCAACGGGCGCCCCGGCGTCTTCGTCTGATCAACCGCAACAACCGGCTCGGGAGAACCAACTGTGTCAATCAACAAGCTGTTCCTCAACGCGAAGCAGAAGGTCTTGTGGAACGGGCAGGAGGCCGCGGAAGTCCGCGGCCTCACGCCCGACGACTTCGCGAACATCCTCGTCGTCGACGGTGAAACGCTCGACGGCGCGCTGCAGGCGTTTGACAGCCTGGACCTTGCGGGCGTCAATCCGCGCGACAGCAACTCGGTGGCCGATGCGGTCATGTCGCAAGGGCCGAAGGTGCTCGTCGCCGTGGCGAACAAGGCACCGGGCATCATCGCCCGCATCATCGCCGTGGCGGCTGACGACAACACGCCCGAAGCGATCGAAGCGATCCGCACCGGGTTCCCGCTGCCGCTGCAGTTCGAGATCCTGCGGCAGATCAGCATCCAGACGTTTGCCGGACCCGAGGGGTTCCGGTTGTTCGTGGGAAACGTGGCAGCGCTCGTCGGGACCGTGGGGGCGATGACGAGCGCCAAGTCGATGACCCGTACGCCTTCGCCGCAACCCGAAGTGGATCACTCGGACGATGGCTGAGTAACCTCCTCGACACGGTGTCCTTCCTGATGAAGGAAGGGCACCCTCTCGCAAGTGGCTACCCGGTGTGGTTGCTGATACAGGAAGCGGAGGTGGCGCGTAGGCGGATCAACAGCGACATGCACACGCTCGCAGTGATGATGCAAGCGGCAGTCGCAACAACGGTCAACAGCAAGAAGACGTTCCCCTTGTTTAGCAAGCTCTTGGAGAAACTGCGGAAATGAGCAAGGCTGTTGACGTTGACCTGAGAATCCGTGCGAAGAACCTCGCGGGCAAGACGCTCACCGAGATTAACGCACAGGTCGAAGCGCTGACCGACAACCAGAAGAAGCAGGCGTCGTCTGCGGACCTGGCGGCACGTTCGACCAAGGATCTCGTCGCCGAGCAGAACGCCCTCGCAGCGGCGACGCGTGAACTGACGCGTCGCCGCGGCCTGGCCGATTCGTTCGCCGAGCAACGCAAGCAGATTGGCGAGACCGCCGCCAAGCTCAAGGAACTCACCGCGACTTACCGCCAGATGCAGGCCGGCAGTGGCGGCTCGCTGATCGGCTTCTCCGATCGCGACCTAAAGCAGGTAGGCGCCGAGGTCATCCAGACCGAGAAGGCACTGCGGCGCCTAGTGGCGCAGAACAAGAAGACCGGCGACAGCCTCGCCGCGGCCGGCATCGACGCCGGCAAGCTCTCGTCCGAAGTCGCGCAGCTGGACGCCTCGATCGCCAAGGCGTCGGCCGGCTACGACCGGGCCACGGCCAACGTCAACGAATACACCGCCGCCACGGCCCGCAGCGCCGCCGTACAGGCCGAGGCGGCTCGCCGGCAGGCTGAGTCAGCCGCGGCCGTCCAGCGCGCGCAGGGGACGTTCGGCGCGTCCTCAGCCCGTGCCGGCGAACTGGCCGCCCTACGTGCCGACATCGAGGCCCGGTCAGAGCAGGCCCGCGCGATCGAGGTGACGGCGGCCGCGGAGAAGCGCCTGGCCGCCGAACAGGCCACCGCCGCGGCCGCGCAGGACCGGGCGACGGCTGCGATCCGTGCCGCCGTCCAGGCCTACGACGCGCAGCAGGCCCGCCGCAACTCCGTGATCGCAGCCGTGGAGCGGGAGGCCAAGGCGACGGCGGCCGCGGCGGCAACGGGCGAGCGTCGCCGCAACCTGCTCATCGCCACCAACAAGGCCGAGGCCGAGTCGGCAGCGCGCAAGGAGCGCCTTGCCGCGGTGATCGAGCGCCTGACCGGCGCCACTGACCGCAATGCGGCGTCGACGCGCCGAGCGGCTGGCGGCCTGACGCTGTTCAACGACGTGGGGCGCAAGTCCCTCGGCACCTACCAGCGCTTGCGCGGCCAGGTGCTCGGGCTCGCCGCGGCGTATGTCGGCGTGTACCAGGCGATCAACACGTTCCAGAAGTCGATCGCCGCGACCAACCGCAACGACTCGCTGCAGATTGGCCTTCGCACCGTCAACAACGGCGACGCGGTCAAGGCGGCGGCCGACTACAAGTTCCTGCGTGAGGAGGCCGATCGTCTGGGCCTGGTGTTCGACGACATCGCGCCGCAGTTCGCGAACGTCGCGATCGCGGCGAAGGCGATGGGCCTCAACGGCAGGCAGGCCCGCGATGTGTTCAGCGACGTGGCGACCGCTGCCGCGGCGATGAACCTGTCCGTGGAGGACACCGAGGGCGTGTTCCGCGCGGTCACGCAAATCTTCTCGAAGGGCAAGGTCCAGGCCGAAGAATTGCGAGGCCAGTTGGGCGACCGCCTGCCCGGCGCCGTGGTGCTGTTTGCGAAGGCGTCCGGCATCGCGCTGTCGGATCTCGACAAGCAACTCAAGGACGGCACGGTTGGTCTCGACTTCCTGATCAAGGGCATCAAGCAATACGCCGGCCAGTACGACAGCGAAATCGAGAACATCAGCAACCGGCTCAACGGCTACATCAACCGTGCGACCAACTCGTACAACGACTTCCTGCGTTCGCTCCTGACCGGCGCCAACAACGACAAGATCAAAGCGGCGTTCGATCGCATTTCGTCGTTCTTCAAGAGCGAGGACGGCGAGAAGTTCGCGGCAGCGATTTCCGATGCGATCGGCAAGGTCGTCGACCTCTTCATCTGGCTCGCCGACAACGCCGACCTCGTGGCCGCGGCGTTCAAGGCGTTCATCGCCGTCCAGGCTGCGAAATTCCTTACCGATACTGCGCTCGGCGCCGTGTCGGCGGGCCGGGCCATCGCGACGTTCGGGAAGGAAATCAAGTCGCTGCGCGTGGCGTACCTTGCCGCTGAGGCAGGCACCGCCGCACTGACGCTCAAGACGCGTCTGCTCGGCCTCGCCTTCGGGCCGGTCGGCCTTGCGATTGCAGGACTCACCGCGTTGGCCTATGGCTACATCAAGGGCATGGACGCCGCGGCCGAGAGTACCAAGGACTACGCCGACGCGCTGTACGACCTCACGTTCGCCCGTAGCGCGGACGACGTGTCGAAGGGCCTGACCAAGGCGCGCGACGAAGCGGAGAGGCTGCAGACGCAGATCGCCGACCTGTACGCCGTCAAGGGTGCGGAGTCCGAGGGGCCGATGGGCCTGGTCCGCAACTTTGGTGCGTTCACGCGCGCTGTGAAGGACGGCAACGCCGCGCTGACGGAAGGCGGATACCAGAAGAACATCGAGAAGCTGACCGGCCGGTTCGACAACCTCAAGCGCTCGATCGTGGAGGGCGAAGAGAAGCTGACGCTGTTCCGCGAGCGCGAGAAGCTGGCGGCGAACGCGGAGCCTCTTGGCGTCCTGGCGTCGCCGACCGCGACCGTCAAGGAGCCGAAGGACACCAGCAAGAAGGAGATGTCCGAGGCGAACGCGCGTGCGAATGCGCGGCGTGCGATCCAGAAGCAGTTGCTCGACCTGGACCAGCAGATTTTCGATGCACGCACCGATGGCGAAGTCCGCACGTCGAAGCAAGTGCAGGAGAACTATTCGCTTGCCGTCCAGAAGATCGAGTCGGAAATCGCCGAGGCGTACCTGCAGCTGGACAAGTTGGAGCAGGCAGCGCGCACGGCGAACAAGGGCGCCTTGCCGGCCGAAGACGCTGAGTCCCTTCGCCTGGCCCGCGAGAAGCTGGAAGTCCTGCGTCTGACGCAGAATGCACGGGCGATGGAATCGTCCGAGATGCAGGACATCCAGATCAAAGAGAAGGCGATCAACGACCTGATCGACGAGCGTAACGCGAAGATCGCCTACTACAACACGCTGAAAGAAACCGGCGCGATGAGCGACGGCGAAGCGTATGGCGCCGTGATCGCAGCGCAAGACCAGTACAACGCGCAGATCCGCACGCTCATCCAAGACCTGTTGCCGATCCTGCAGGGCATCGACCCCGAGTCGAACCTCTACAACAAGCTCGGCATTCCGCAGATGATCGCGGGCCTGCAGAAAGCGCAAGCCGAGATGGTCAAGCTCACCGCGACGCAGCGCGTGGCGCTGTCGATCGGCAAGATGTTCGCGTCGGGCATGTCGACCTCCATCGTCAACTTCGGCCAGGCGATCGCGCAGGCGATTGACGGCACGCAGTCGTGGGCCGATGCGATCAAGGGCGCGTGGGACGCGTTTCGGAACTTCGCCGCCGACTTCCTGCAGCAAATCGCGCAGATGATCATCCAGGCGATCATCCTGCAGGCGATCCAGAACGCCATCAGCGGTGGGTCGGGAGGCTATTGGGGCGCGGTCACGCAGGCGTTTACGCAGCACACGGGTGGCGTGGTGGGCTCGGCCGGGCTTGCGCGTCGGGACGTGAACCCGGCAGTATTCGCCAACGCAGGGCGGTTCCACGAGGGCGGACTGCCAGGGTTGAAGCCGAACGAAGTGGCGACGATCCTGGAAAAGGGGGAGGAGGTTGTCACCGAAGACAACCCGCGGCACATCGCGAACGCAGGCATGGGCGCGGCACCGCAAGTCAACCTTGAAGTCGTCAACGCGATCGACTCGCCTAGCGTGGTTGCGGCCGGGCTGGCGAACAAGGGCACCCGCACGCAGCTGTACAACTTTATGAAAGCCGACAAAAACCAGATCAAGCAAATGCTAGGGATCAACAGCTAATGGCCTACGTAACCGGCACCGCCGCAAATCACCTGGACCTGATCGCGGTCTTGCGCGACTTCCTGTCGACCAACGCTGACCTCGTCGCTGCCGACCAAAATTGGTCGATCATCGGCGGCGTCGCATCGGGACCAATCGCGCACGGCGAGTTCGTGTCCTTGAGCGGGCCGGGCCTAGGCGGCACCGATCAGATACTCGTGACGCTTGAGGGCTACACCAATGCGCCCGCAGGCGCCTTCTGCGCCATGATGCGCGGACACACCGCCTACAGCCCCGGCGCCCCTTCCGACGAGCCCCCTGGCCTCAACACGCCGTGGGTGTACCTCGCGCTGATCAACGACCCGGTGCGCTACTGGATCGTCGCCAACGGCCGCCGCTTCATCTGCGTCGCCAAGGCCAACAACCGCTACGACGTGTTCTACGGCGGCTTCGTACTGCCCGAGCACCTGCCTACCGACTGGACGTACCCGGTGCTGATCGGCGGCGCGGCGAACGCCCCGATGCCGGTCAGCCAGGACGGCTCAGGTCACCGCAATTTCTGGAACCCATCGACGGGGCAAGGGTGGCTGTTTACGCCCGCGCAGATATGGCGGGACATGACGCACGTGCGCGCTTCCGATGAAAACGCGCTGAGCAACGAGAACATTCTGGCATCGCCCGACTGGAAGGCGTCGATGTCCTTCTCGAACAAGGCGCGAGCGATCGACGGCAGCCCGTTCCTGAGCGTTGGCCGCATTGCCGAAACGAGCACGTCGGACATCAACCCCCGCAATTTCCTCGGGTCGTATGACGGCCTGTTCTATACGCCTGCCGCTGGCGCCGTGATCGAGGAGGTCATCGAGTACGACGGCAAGGATTACCTCGTCATCGCAAATGTCTATCGGAATAGCGATAACCACGTAGCCGCGGTTTGCTTGGAGTAACGCATGGCTTACCAGAACACCACGTCGGTCGCAGGGCCTCACGAAGTCATCGACCAGCTGATGTCGTTTGCCGCAGCGAACGGGTGGACCGTTGACCGCAACATCGAGGTTGGCGACACGCGATCCGCGACGCTCTACAAGAGCGGGGTGACCGATTACATCCACGTCTACAACACCGACTCGCTCTACATCCGCATGCGGATCTCGGTCGGCTACGATGACGCGGCTCTCCCCGCAGATCAGCCCAACGTGAGCCGCGAGCACGTGACGAGTCTTCGCGCGGGGCCATATCCGAAAGCGTTCTTTTTCGCCAGCGGCGATCAGGTGTGGGCGACGATCGGCATCGCGGCCAGCGGCCAGTACCGCCATTTCACCTTCGGGCGCCTAGACAAGGCGGGCGCCTATACGGGTGGCACGTATGTCGACGGGACTGCGTGGGGCGACGAGGAGGTGGATCGTCGCGGAAACTTCCTGTTCAACAGGTGCCCTTTCATCGGGATGGCGTCGAATCTGTTGGTAGCGGATAACTGGCACGGCCAGATCCGCGCCGACATCCCTGCGGACAGCCGGGCTAACTGGTTCCACGCTATCGGCGCCGCAGACGGTGTCTCTCGTGCGTACGGCGAGACCGGCGACGGGTTTACGTTCGGGACCGCAGCAGGGTTGGCGCTGATGGCCGACAAAAACGCGTTTAGCGGCCGCAGCATTTTCCACACCATCCCGCTGTGGGTTATGCGTACCGGGACGCCTACGTTTTACAGCCTACTCGGCACCGTGCAAGACGTTCGTTACTGCTCGCTAAACAAATTCGAGCCGGAGCAGGAAGTCACCATCGGGTCGGACGTATGGAAAGTGTTTCCGGTAATCGCGAAGCGCCCCATGTTCGCCACGCGCGGAGAGACGCTTCCTGACGCCAGCGGCGAGTACGGCTTCGCGATCAAGAAGGTGGCATGACCTACCGCATCGCCGCCGCTATCGCCTACTACGACTCCGACGAGAGCGAGAGCCTTAAGATCGGCGTCACGCCGTTGCCGGTTGACCTGTCGGCAGGCGAGTACGACAACGCCCCACGCGTGGGAGCGCGCGCTGCGTTGCCGACGCCGGACCAGGCGGTGACGGAGCCCGGCGTCTACCGGCTCAACTCGTTCGACGATTGGTACTACCGCATCCACGTCATCCCGGCGCAGCTGGCGCTCGGCAACCTGGCTGGCGATACACAGCGCACTGTGATCGTATGGAACGCGTTCTTCCACGCGGTCACGCTGGAAGACTTCGCGCTCGATGGCGCCGGCATCACTGTCGACAGCTTGGTGCTGCCGCCTGAGAGCATCCCACCGCTTGAAGACGTAACGTACGTGTTCAACGTCAGCACCTCCGGGCCTCCCGTCATCGACGGCAGCGCCGTGTGGACGATCGACGGCGTCGAGTACACCGTGCCGATCACGGGCAACCGCAGCGTGCTGTTCGGCTTCAAGCCGGATTGGGGCCAAGCCCCCGTGGTTGAGACATTGGAGTGGAAGAACACCTTGCAGACGATGTTCGACGGCAGCGAACAAGTGATGCGAACGCGTCAGCTGCCGCGCCGCACGATCGAGTACCGCATCCGCGTGCGCGACAACGACATGCGCCTATTCGACGTGGAGACGTTTGGGTGGGCGGGGCGCATATTTGGTGTTCCGCTTTGGCACGAGAAGGTGCATCTGCAAGCGGATGCAGCCGAGGGCGCGGTGGCGTTGGCCGTCGATACGACACACTCGTCTTTCGCAGCCAATGGCGTTGCCCTTCTCTACCGCGATGCGCAAGACTTCGAGATCCTAGACGTAGCGACAGTCGCCAGCGGCGCCATCACGATCAACAACAGCCTGTCGAAGCCGTGGCCGAGAGGCGCGTTGGTCATTCCGGTCATGCCCGGCATTCCGAATGCCGAGTTCAACACGTCCCGCATCCTGCCACGGCACCTGGACGCCGCAGTGCGCTTCCTGATCAGCCCCCGAGAGACCGTGCTGCGCCTGCCGTACGTGGAGCCCTCGGTTCTCTACCGCGGCTACGAGATGTACACCGTCGAGACGAATTGGGCACAGTCGATCAGCGTCAACATCGCGTCGCGTCGCATCGAAGTCGATGGCGGGCTCGGTGCGGTTCGCATCGCGCCCAAGGCCAACTTCCCGCTGATCACCCGCAGCTTCTCGTGGCTGCTCAAGACGCGCGCTGCGGCCGACGAGTTGCGCGCCTTCTTCGCTCGGCGCGACGGCCGGCGCGTGCCCGTGTGGATGCCGTCAGGCGTCGAGGACTTCAAGCTCGTATCGCAGTCGGAACTCGGTGAGGCCGTGCTGCGCGTCGAGCGGTCTGCCTACGGCGCCATGATCGCCAGCCACCCGGCCCGGCGCGACCTGGTGCTGATCATGCGGAACGGCGATCGTCTGCCGTTCCGCATCAACTCGGTGGAGGATAACGACCAGGGCGGCTCGTCGATCAACCTCGCTTCCGGCATGCCGTACATCATCCGTCCGCAGGACGTGAAGCGCATCAGCTACCTCGGCTTCTACCGTTTGGAGACCGACGCCGTGTCGTTCTCATGGCGCAGCGATGGGGTGGCGGAAGTGGACTGCAGGTTTACGCTCAAGAAGGAACCGGAATGAGTTTCGAGGACAAAGAACAAAGCGCGTTTCTTGGCACGCCGGAGCGGCTGTTCCTGTTCACGGTCGGGCCGCTCGTGTACGGGTACGTGCAGAGCGCAATGCCTGCGGCGTACAACAACATCACGTACGATCCGGTCGCGCAGATCGACATGGACGACATCGCGCAGGCGTTGTCCGAGGACTCCCCCACGGTTGAGATCCGCATCGACGCGTCTGCGCCTCTCGTGCAGCAGTTCATCCCGTACATGCCGAACACGATGATGCAGGTGCGGGTGTATCGGCACCACGTCGAAGACGCCGACAACGAATATAAGACTGAATTGATCGCCGACATCGTCAGCGCCTCGATCGACGAAGAAACGGGCGTGGCGATACTGTCCGCTCGCATGCTCGCCAGCGCCTTCGACCGCAAAGTACCGTGGCCCGCGTACCAGAAGCCCTGCAATTATGTCGTCTACGGCCCCGGTTGCCAGGTCAACCGCGACGACTTTAAGACCGAGACGCTATTGGTGGGCATTGACGGCGCACGTATTTCGTCGCCGGACTTTGCCGCGGTCGCAGCCCTGCATAACGATCCTCGGTGGTTCGTGCTCGGCTACGTGGTGCGGCTGATCGACGGGCAGACGCGGTGGATCATCGGCCAGGAAGGTGAAGTGCTGCGGTTGCGGAGTCCGTTCGTGGGCGCGCAGGGCGGCGACGCGGTCGTGGCTTTCGCCGGCTGCGATTTGCTCAAGACCACATGCGACGAGAAGTTCAACAACCTGCCGCGGCACATGGGTTTTCCGTGGGGGCCGATCAAGAACCCCTTCACCGACAATCTCTACGGCACCGGGTCGGCTGCGGGTACGCCCGTCAACCCTCGCGGCGGCTTTTCCAACAACAGCAACGGGACACCCTGACGCATGGGCTTTTTTGTCGCACTGTTGGTATCCCTGGCGATCACGATCGTCGGCGAGTTGCTGCGCCCGAAGCAAAAGCCTCAAAATGCCAAGGCGTCGGGCCTCGACGACTTTAGCCTGCCGACCGCTGAGGAAGGTCGCGCCATTCAGGTGTTTTGCGGGAAGGTTAAGATAGACGGAGCCAACGTCACCGCGTACGGCGACCTTGAGACCGTGGCGCTTACTCGAAAGGTCAAGACCGGGCTGTTTTCTTCGGAGACGCAGACCTACGGCTTCAAGTATTTCCTCGGCATGCAGATGGTGTGCGGGTGGGGCGGCGATTCGGTCGATGTTCACGAGGTCCGCTTCGGCGACAAGATGCCGATGCACACGCGTACCGAAGAAGGCAACGGGGTTGTCCGGTTCGACTTCAACGACGTGGACTTCTTCGGGGGCGACGAAAAGGAAGGCGGCATTACCGGCACGCTGCGTTTCTACCGCGGCACCGAAGACCAGCCTGCCAGTTCGTATCTCGCGTCGATGGTCAACGACACGGTGCCGGCGTACCGCGGCCTAGCGCATGCGATCCTCGAAAAGATGTATCTCGGAACGTCGGCGTATATCAAGCCGATGAGTTTCGTGGTCAGCCGATACCCGAATCAACTCGGCGTGCCGGGCGGTATGCACAAGATCGGCGACGACGCGAACCCGATTTGCTTCCTGTACGAAATCATCGTCCAACAGGTGTGGAGCGTTGGCCTGCAGGCGAGCAACATCGACGACGGTCAGTTCAAGGCCGTAGCGGAAACGATCTACAACGAAGGCTACGGAATGTCGCTGCTCTACAACGGCGGCAGTTCGGCGAAGGACATGATTTCCGACATCCTTCGCCACATCGACGGCGTGATGTTCTCGGACCCCGAGACCGGCCTTATCTCGATCCGCCTTGCGCGCGCGGACTACGAAATCGGCGCACTGCCGGTGTACGGGCCGACCGACTTCATTGACGGCGTCAAGTTCTCGCGGCCGTCGTGGAATGAGACCAAGAACCGCATCAAGGCAACGTACGTTGACCGCAGTGCCGACTACACCGTCACGCCTATCTCGCAGACCGACCTCGCCAACGTCAATCAGCGCAACGGCGAAGTCGTGCAGGACGAAGTCGACTTCACGGGGTTTTCGGAATACGCGCCGGCCGCCCTCGCGACAGCGCGCGCATTGAAGACCCTCTCGTACCCGCTGTCGAAGGTGGGCGGGTCGCTCTCGCGCCGGGCCTGGAAGACCAAGCCGGCCGACGTGTTCGTGCTCAACTGGCCGAACCTCGGCGTGCTCAACGTCGTCTTCCGCGTCGTCTCGGTGCGGTATGGCGGGCTCAACAGCAACACGGTCGACATCGAGGCCGTGGAGGACGTGTTCGCGATCGAGGACATCGGCTACGTGGCCCCGCCCCCGAGCGGGTGGGTGGACCCCCTCGGCCCCGTGCAGCCCGTGTTGCGTCAGGACGCCGCGGCGGTGCCTTTCCCGCTGATCCCGGTTGAAGGCGCTACCATCGCCACGTACGCCACCAGGTCCGGTGGCCTGGACGAGGGTTACAAGGTGACATCCGACCGTGGCACGGGCTACGCCTACCGCACGACATCCGGCACGTTCACGCCGAGCGCCTTGCTCGTTGACGCGTGGCCGGCGACAGCCGTGGCGGTCGAGACGGTAGGCCCGGCGATCGAGGACGTGCGTATGGCCGCGCAGATCGACGGCGACGTGCCCGCCGACTCGATGGCGACCAGCGCGGCGCTTGCGCGTGTCGTCAGCACGGCCGGCGAGGAGTGGGTCGCCTATCGCGATGCTGACGACCACCTCCGCACGGTGTGGCGCGGTGTTCTCGACACGCCGCCCATCGACCACCCGGCCGGAGCGGTCGTGTGGTTCGCGTCCTCGGGCTACGGCATCGAGAACGACGCGCCTTACGACAGCGACACCAGCGTCGACATCAAGCTCTTGCCGTACAACGCGCGCGGTTCGCTGGCGCCGGAAGACGCTACCGAAATGACCGTCGCCGCCAGCCTTCGTGGCTCACGGCCTTTCCCGCCCGGCAAGATCCGGGTTGACGGCACGCACCCCTTGTCGATGGGTACGATCGCCGGGCCGTTCGTGCTGTCGTGGGCGCACCGTAACCGCAAGTACGCCAAGCTCGTCGACCAGAACGCGAACAGCGTGACGCCCGAGGAGGGCACCAGCTACAACATCCGCGCCTATCGCACCGACACCGACGCGTTGCTCGTGAGCGCCAACGGGTTCGCCGAGTCTGCGTCGATCGCGCTGGCGTACACGGGCGAGGTGCGGATCGAAATCGAGTCGAAGGTCGGCAACCTCGTATCGCACAAGCCGCAGTCATTCCTTATGGCGTACGACGCAGCCGGAACGGTGACCAGCGTGATCACGATCGACGAAGCCGATTACATCCTCGACGGGGGCGGCGCCTGATGGCTACCGTAGTTGTCGCCCAACGGATGTGGCAGCGCCGCGACAGCGCGGCGAACTGGACGAGCAAGAACCCCGTGCTTGCCGCGGGCGAAATCGGCGTCGAGTTGGGCGCGGAGCCCACCGATACGAAGTTCAAGATCGGCGACGGGTCAACGCCGTGGACCACGCTGCCCTACTTCGCCGGAGACGTTGCGGTTAGCATGCGGGTGTCCGGTGGGTTCGTGCAGTACAGCGACGATGGAGGCGACACGTGGCAAAACCTGATAGCTATCGCAGACCTTGCCGGCGCTCCGGGCGAACCGGGGCCGTCGACTTTGCCGATGGTGAACGGTGACGCCCCACCGCAGCTGATGTATTTCGATGATGGATCTCTTCTATATGCCGAGGTGTGAGCAATGAGCAGTGGACGTGTACCTGATTACCTCGGCAAGGGCCTGGCAGCGAGTCGGCCTGCCACGCCGGACTTGAACGCCGATACGTTGGGCTTCTGGTGGTCTACGGACACCGAAGAGCTTAGCGCGTGGACTGGCGCCGAATGGAAGGAAAACATCGGGCGCGATCCTGATAGCGCGGTCGACCAGGTCAACGGCAAAACCGGCGTAGTCGTCCTTACCGAGAGAGACATCCTTTCGGTCATCAACGCTCAAACAGGTACGTCCTACACGGCGGTGCTGACCGATGAAATCGTCACGATGGATAACGCTGCCGCCAACACCTTCATTGTTCCGCCTAACAGTTCTGTTGCGTTTCCGGTAACCCGGTCGCTGGAACTGTGGCAAAAAGGGGCGGGGCAGACAACCGTCGTTGCAGGCGCGGGGGTTACGATCCTCAAGCATTCTTCAAACACGCTCAAGCTGAAAGGGCAGAACAGCGGAGCGTCGTTGCGCAAAGTAGCGACAGACACCTGGCGCCTGATCGGCGACATGGAGCAAGTGTGATGCTGGCGGGAATGTTTGCTACACGAGGGCAAAACGGCATATGGACCCTTGCGACTCAGTGGGCGCACGACGAGTCTTACGCCAATTGGGCGGGCTTTACTCTCCGGGTTGTCATACCTGCGTCAGCACTCATCGCCGGGTCAAGGGTGAGAGTCACCCTTAGCGCAGAGTCGCAGATGGACATCCCTGCTGTCTATGTAGGCCATGCGGCCGCCAGCGGCGACGTTTACGATTTTGAGTCTACGCCCACCCGGCTGCTGTTCGGTGGCAACACGACGGCGTCGGTCCCCGCTAACGGCGACCTCGTGAGCGACGGCGTATCGTTTTCTGTCAACCCGGCAAAAAACCTTATCGTATCGGCGTACGCTTCGAGCGGTCGGTCCCGCAAGATAACAACGCTACCGGGGTGGACGACTCGATACACAACCGGTAACGACGCGGCAACAGTCAACCCGACGGGCTACCTCACCAGTGCCTACGCGGCCAACCTGGTTCGCAAAGTCGAAGTGTTCGTTCCTTAGCCTAGAGGCGCATCAATGATTATCTGTGACGCAGCCAAAGTCATCGCGACCAACATCATCAAGGACTTCGAGACGTGCGCGCGCAAGCGCCCTGACGGTCGGTTCGAGGCCTACGCCGACCCCTACTCGCTGCTCGGCAAGGCGCTACAGCGCCGCGGCCTGTGGAACCGCTACATCGCCGGCCTGATCGAGATCCCGGCCGACCTCGCTGGCCTGTCCGGTGCGCCGTGGACGATCGGGTGGGGGCAGACAGGGCGCCACGTGTTCAAGGGCGTGATCTGGACGCAGGAAGAATGCGACGCCGCGCTTGCCGCCGAGGTCGACATGATCGACGCCGCGATCCGCAAGCACCTCCTGCAGCGCAACCCAACGCCGCACGAACAAGGCGCGATGGTCAGCTTCGCCTACAACGTCGGGCTGGACATCGACGCCGATACGAAAGCCGAAGGGCTCGGCGACTCGACGCTGCTCAAGAAGTTCAACCGTGGCGACATCCAGGGCGCAGCCGATGCGTTCCTGTCGTGGGTGTACGCAGGCGGCGTGAAGTCCAACGGCCTGATTCGGCGCCGTACCAAAGAACGTCTCGTCTTCCTCGGAGCAAACCCATGAACGCGTACCTCCTCTCGGCATGGCGATCGGTGTTCACCGTTCGCGAAGGGTCGATACCCACTGAACTGCGCGCTGCGCTCAACACCGGCAACACGATCACCACGCGCTTGTGGGTGGCCTTGTTCTCTCTGATGCTCGCCACGCAGCTTGCGCTCGATCAACCGTCGCTGTTCTCGAACGTCAGCATCAAGATGTTCTTCCTGGTGGTGCCCTCGACGTGGTGGTCCGTGGGCCTCTACGTCTCGGGCGGCCTGATGCTGTGGCGCGTGTTCGCACGCGTGCCGCGCCCGTGGGCCGCCTGGCTCAGCAACGGCATCAACGTGGGCGTATGGGGGAGCATCCTGATCATCCGGATCTCGTCGATCGGCCCGTACGCAGTGACCAGTTCCTCGACCATCGTCCTGATCATGGCAATATGGTGCCTGTTGCGCACCGAAGCCACTGCCCGCGACGCGGAGACCGCATGATGCTGCAGGAAATCACCGAGGGCGCAGTGAGCGCCATAAGCGAAGGCAACGTACTCGACACGAGCGGCACGCTGACAAAGGTGGTGCTGTCGTTCCTGATCACGGCGGTCCTCGGCCTCGGTGGTTGGCTGATGAAGCGGCAGCGGTCGGCGAACTCGCTCGAAGACCGGACCAACGACCTGACCGTGGAGACCTTGGAGTCGGCCCGTGCGTACATGCGCGAGCAGGACACCAAGATCGAAGGGCTGCAGGGCCAGGTTCAGGCGATGCTCGGCGAAGTGCAGAAGGCAACGCTGGCGCAGATCCAGTCCGAGGGCGCGGCGCAACGCGCGGCGATCCAGGCCAGCCTTGCCGGCGAGGCGTCGGAGCGTGCGCAGGAAGCCGCGGCGCGCGCCCGTGAGGAGGCCACCGAGGCTCGCCGGCTGCTCACGATCACGCAGGCCTATGTTCGCCAGCTGCGGTCTGCCATGATTGCGGCAGGCATCGAGCCCCCTCCGGAGCCGACGATATGAGGAAGCCCTATGGAGGCGTTGAGAGAACTGGTTCGGGAAGCGATCGCAGCACGGGACCGGCCGGGGCCAGCGGCGGCCGCCGAGCGCCTGATCCTGTTCCGTCACGTAGTGGACGCGCTAGAGAAGTTCGCGACTCGCGAACAAGAACAACTCGGCACGACGCAGAAGGTTCGCGTCTTGATCCGCGAGTTGTCGGCCGCGTTGACCGCCATCCAGATCGCCGCGAGCGAGCGCGGACCAACCCATGAGCACGTACGCCGTTACTACGCCGCTGTGGCCCGCCTGCAAGCCGCGCTGCGCGAGATGGAGCCCGCCATGCGCGCCATCACCCCCTTCGAGAGACTGCCATGACCGCCTTCTTCCTTAACACCCGCCTCGGCCAGTCCATCCTCCTCGCGCTCGGCATGCTGATCGCGGGTGGCGTGGCCTACCGATGGGCGGACAGCAACGGCTACGATCGGTGCCAGGCCGAGCACGCGCGCGCTGTGGCCGCGGCCAACGTCGAGGTGTACGACGGACAGGTCAAGCGCGACGCCGGCTCCCTGGACGCCGGCAAGGCGGCAGACGAGGCAGCCGACGCAGCCGTGGCGGCCGTCGACGAGAAGATCAACGAAACCGAGGAGAAGGTGCATGTCATTTACCGTGATCGGCCGGCGACGGCCCCTGTTGCTCCTGGTGCTTGCGTGCACCCTGTCGACCCCCGCGTGCAGGACGGTATCGAATCTGCCGTCGATCGAGCCAACCGCGCCAATCGTTCGCTGTAAGCAGCCGGCTACCCCGCCCCTGCCGGCGCCGCCCGCGGCCGACGAGTGGGTGCAGTACAGCCCCGCCCCGCCAGGCTTCGCGAGGCTGTCGGAGCGGGCCGTCCAGTGGGTCGTCGCTACGGTGGGCGCGGTCGAGAAGGAACGCGCTCTGAGGGCCGTAGAGGCGGCCTGCCTCGACAAGCTCGAAAAGCAGGGCGCGATCCGGCAGTAAAGTCTTCGTGGCATCCCTTTGCCCCGCCTCGTCAGCGGGGCTTTTCTTTGGCCCAAAAGGAAACCCCGCCTTGGGGAGACGGGGTTTCAGGGGGTTTTCGCAGGATGTAACGGCTATGCGGCCATAGGCGCGTCCTCGATCGGTTGGGTGGTTGACGGCCCCACCGTAGCGCGAGGTTCAGTCGGCGTCAACCTCGGCGACGGTGAAGGTGCGCTCGTCGTGCACGCCGTCCTCGAACACGTCGCCTTCGGCGTCCAGCCGCACGACCTGGTCGCCGTTCTGGTCGAGGACCGCCAGGCTCTTGTCGCCGCCGAGATGGGTGATGCGGAATCGTGTGCTCATGGGGTATCTCCGTTGGGGAGACCAAACCGTAGGCCGAAAAAAGCCCCGGCGCAAGGCCGGGGCTCGGGACGGAAAGCGGACGCCGTTTACAGTGATCATCGGGTTGCCCGTTGGGCGTGCCCGCCTATACCTGAGTGGTTGTGCGTCGTTCCGTGTATGTCGACCGTAGCACCGTCAGTCTTCGGCCGCAAGCAGTTCGCGAACGTGGTCGAAGACCGCGTCACGCCGCCACACCGCCAAGTCGAAGACCGGGATCTGGTGCGTCTGCGCAATGCGGATCGCCTGGCCGGTGCCGCCCGCGCCCGTGCCGCCCGGCGTCCAGCACACGAGGAAGGCACTCGGCGTGTTCAAGTCCTTGCCGAGCACCTGATGCACGTTGCGCGCGTGGAGCATTCGGGCAGCGTCGCCGCACTTGCCCCACGCCGGATGGTGGCGCGAGGCTATGTACATCGCTTCGACGGATGGCGGGTGCAGCTTCGACTTGTGGCCGTTGAACTCTTTCCACGGCAGGTAGATTTCGCGCTTCTGGTGGCGCATCAAGCCGGTCTCGAACGCTTCGTCGGCGCCCGGCGCGGCTCCGGATCGCAACACGAAGTCCCGCATGGCGAGGTGGCTCGCGATCTGCGCCATCTGCACGCGGATCTGGTGCGGCGTCTCGCGCGAACCGACGCCCGTGTAGTAACGGATCACGCCCGTGTCCTTTCCAGAATCTCATCGAAGCGGGCAACGAAAAGGTTATGGGCGACGTTATGGTTGAGCGCGAAGACGTGCTTGTCCGGCACCTCGGGCATCAACTCCTCGAACTCCGGCGCCCACCGCAACGGTTCAGCGCCGACTTGCATCAGGTTGCGGCGTTCCATCAGCAACGCGATCGTGTCGGCACGCTTCACCAACGGGTCGAGCGTGTGCGGCAGGCCGAACCTGTCGGCGACGACGGTCCACACCTTGTGCTCGATCCGCTTGTACTCGGGAAGGAGTTGCTTCAACGGCCAGGACACGTCGCCGACGTACGCCTCGGCGGCGTCGTGGAGGAGGGCCTGCAGGCGCAAGTGCTCGGGCACCAGCCTCGACACGAGCACCGAGTGCTGCGCCACCGAGTAAAACGCCTTGACGTGGCCGGTGAATCGGCAGATCTTCGAGAGCGCGGCGGCGATGTCGTCGAAGAACACCATCGACGGGTGCGGGTTGACCAGGTCGAAGCGCCGGCCGGTTGCTGTCTGTATCCACATTATCGGATCGCCTCGGCAAAGGGGATGGTGGAGACACCGTTCGCGCGGATGGGCTGTTGCGTCAGGATCAGCGCCTTGCCGCCTTTCCTCGGTATGTCGATGCGGCCGGGCGGCAGCTTCCCTTCGTCGATGATTTGCGCGCAACCGAACTTCTTGCGCAGTCGCTCGGCGTTGCGAGTCTTGCCGCAAGCCGCGGGGCCATAGACGTTGACGTGCGTGGTCATGGCTAGTACCTCTTGCCGTTGGCGTCGGCGCGAGCGGCCGGCTTGTGATCCGCGCGCTCTGCGTTGTAGGCCATCTTCTCGGCGATCGCGTCGCCGAGGCTGTAGCCCAACGCGCCGGCCAGGTCGAAGATCCGGATGACGGCATCGGCCAGTTCGACCTCCACGCCGTCACGGTGCGGAAGGTGCGAGTCCTTCAACCCCTTCCGATCGGCCTCGCACGCTTCACTGATTTCGCTATGGATCAGCAACAGCTTTTGCGGGATCAGTGATGCCTTGATGTACTCCGGCGTTGACGGCTCACCGGTCTTGGGGCATGACCACCAGCCGGCGCGCTTGGCCGCCCCGTGGCAAATCTGCTGCAGGACGGCGCCTGCATCGCGGACTTCGGACTCCTCGTGGCTGAACATGGTCTACCTTCCTTTCGCGCGACGCGCGTTCTTGCGGTCTCGTTTGGCTTGGGCTTCGGCCATGCGCTGCTTCGCGAACGGGCCTTGCTTCTTGGCGGGCTTGCCCTTGACCGGGAACGGTTGCGCGATGGCAGCGATCAAGGCCCCGATAAGTGCGATGTTGGTCTTACTCATGTCCTCTCCTTCGCGGCGGCTTCGCCGGCAGTTCGTTTTAGGTAAGCGCGAAACTCGCGCATTGTTTTCGTTCCTTTACGCGTATTGCATCTCGGGCACAGCACTTGCAAGTTACGCTTCAAGTTACTGCCGCCTCTCGACAACGGAGTTTTGTGGTCTACGTGTTTTTTCCGCTTGACGCACTTTTCGCACGTAGCGCATTTCCAATTTTGCTCCCTACAAATGGAGAGCACGTCTACGGCTTTGTGGTCGCCTGCTGCGTCTCTCAGTCTTGCCCGGCGCCCTCTAGTGAAGCTGTTCACCGCGTCCTTATTGCGCGACCGCCAGGCGCGTATGTTCTCGTAAACCTTAGACTTGTTGAGGCTGAAATACCTAGCCTTAGCGGCCTCCCCCTTTTCGCTGCGGTTGTACCTCGTCTTGGCCGCCAGCGTGACTTCTCTTCGTCGCTCCGGGCTTACCCGACGAGCGTTTGCCCGTGCAGCCCGACTTTCGTCCCGCCAGCACCCGCACGACCGCTGTCTGCCGGACGTTAAATTGCATGCGATAACGCGACTGTTGCGGCCACATTCGCATTTGCAAAACCAAGTTGTTCGCTTTTGGCGCCGAACTTCACGGACTACGGTCAAGCGGCCAAACCGAACGCCTGTCAAGTCGACGAAGTTATGGGCTCTTTTCTTCACTTGGACACTGACTCTCCGGCCAAAGCGGAGTAGGCGGCGAGGTCGGTGTAGTCGTCCGCGATGCCCGTCGCCGTGTTGCAGGCGCGCGTGGCCTTGAGGATGACCATGAACAGCCAGCCGTCGCGCTCGCTCAGCGCGTGGCCCGTGATGGCGTTGTAGGCGGTGATGCAGCGGTGCATCGACCGCTCGCCGTCCGGTTGGTCGCGCGCTGCAGCACGATCGCGCAGATGGCCCGCCGCGGCGTCGAGGATGGCAGGCGCGTCGACACGGGCGCACACCTGGTCTGCGATGCGCTTGAACGCCTCGTCGCAGTCGGTGATACGAAGCGAGACCTCGCCGGGAGCTTCGCCCACGCGCGGGGTAAAGCCGCCCGAGGCGTAGCCCATGCCAAGCACGGGCGGGCTGCTCACCTCGCGGCACTTCGGCGGGTCGGGGTCGTTCGTGTCCCACACCTTGCTGCACGTGAGGCACGTCGACGTGTTACCGGTAATCAGGACATTGTCGTGGCCCTGCGACGGGATGCCGGCTTTCGGCTGCGGCTTCGGCCAGGTCACGAAGCCCGGATATTCCTTCTCGATCGCACGGACAATGCTCGTGAGAGCGGTTGGGCTGCGTACCAGGGCGCTGATGGACTCAAAGCCGTCACCGTGCTTCCGAAGGAAGTCCAGTGCGAAGTCGCGCCCCCTCAATACCTTGATGTCGAGCAGCGCATTTTTGACCTGTGCGTATGTCACATTCATTCCTTGTACCCCATGAGTGAGCGTGTCTTGTAATGGTCGCGATATTGCTGTGCCAGCGGCACGTCGATCCGCGTGTTGAGCATTTCCTGCACGTCGCCCTTGAACGGCTCGCCGCACACGTCGAGCACCAGCTGCGCCGCTGTCTCGGCCTGCGCGACGTAGTGGATGCGTCGCGCGCCGGGCGCCCATCCGTGCATGACCAGGCGGCGACTCTGGTCGGCGATCAAGGTTTGCCAATCGCTACCCGTTTGTTGGTACAGCGAGTCCATGATGTCGCGCGGGCTGCGGAAGTTGTAAAGCCGCTGCACGCCTGGCAGCGCGTCGATCAACTGGTTGTGGAAGAAGATCGCACTGGTGTCCGCGACGAAGACCCGCCCCTCGATCGCGTCGATGTCCCGCTTGAGGCCATCCGGCCGCGAGTGGTGGGCGAGGGGGTCGTGCAAGGCCGTGCAGCCATGCCCGAAGAACCACGCCCACCACTGCGTCATGCTGCGCGGCAGGGAGAACATCAGCGTGACGCGTTCGTAGCTCATCGGCCGATCAACAGCGCCCACACGACGCGCTCGGTGTTGCGGAAGTGGCCGTCCCAACCGGGGAAATCGAGGACAGTCTGCATGCCGGCGCGAGGGGTCAACAACTCGACGTTGAGCGGAGTGCCTTTGCGGTAGTACCGCACCGCGGGCGCGTTGACAACGTCGATGCGGTGGGGGCCGATGTTCTCGATGTACTTGCCCGACAACAGCACGACCAGGCACGCGTGTTCCAGTGGCCGGTAGTCGTCCGCGTCGTCGCTGTGGAGCGTCACCACCAGTTCGACCCGTGGCATCAGCGTCCACGCCGCCTCGTAGTGGTCGAGGCGATCGGGGGCGCGCTTGTTCGCGAGGTTGTAGAGCCACTTCATCATGGGCTTATCCCTTCTTGACCGACTTGACGCTGTAGTGGAACTTCACCGATCGTGCGTTCATGCGCTTGGCGTACTCACGCGCGTCCTTGCGGTCGTCGAACGCTTTGACCGGAGTCTTGTCGTTCCACGCTTTCTTGCGCTTCATCACGATGTGCACTGTCTCCTGGTGTTCCATGATTATTTTCCTGTTGTCGGTAATTGTCAAGTAAGGCCCAAAAGATAGCCAGGGCCAGCGGGTGGCGCGTTGGTGCCTTTCTCACGTTTCATCCTCGAAGGTTACGGGGCAGCGGTGCGGATACCCGCCGTAGTACAGCCTCCGCTTGCCGTTTGCTTCCTGCCGCCAGGTCAGGTCGGTCTCGCCGCAGTGCTTGCATGTCGGGACACGCCGCGGCCGATCATAGTCGTCATCGTCGTTGTCCAACATGCGGTCGAACATGTGGTCGATAAACTCGTCGGCCATGTCGCCCATGATCAGACCTTCGGCGTGACCGTCAGGAACATCTCGACGGCATGCCGCAGCGCGATTGGGAGGTAGCGCTGCAGGTGCTCTTTGCGCGCGGTGAACCGCATGCCCTGTTTACGTAGATCGTCGTTGTATTCGCGAAGCACGCGGCCAAACTCCTCCGCGACCTTCGGCCACGTGTCGACCCCAAACGCGAGCCAGTGTGCCTTGTGGGATGCCTCTGCCGCGGCAAGGGGGTCCGTCTTCGTGGCCGGGGCGGCGCCAACGTACGTCGGCGTCCGGCTCCCCCACAGCTTCTTGACCGCCTGGTAGGTCTCCTGGTCGACAGTCTTGCCGTCCTTGGAGTGCACGCGGCAGTAGTGCTCGCCCCACCGCTCGCCGAGCGTGCCGTCGTGCTTGTAGAAGTCGGCGACCGTGAGGTTCATGTGCCGCGCCATGTGCTGCAGCCAGTCGGCGCGGTCGATGCGGTGCAGCATGCGGTAGCTGTTGGACACGGGGTAGTAGCCCTGGTCGACCAACTCCTGCGCGAGCGTCTTGTTCCAGTCGTCCACTTGCGTCAACAGAAACTCGTGCTTGAGTCCGCTCCTGTCGGTGCACTTTACGACGTACGGGGCGCCGGATTCTTTCATCTCGACCTCGTAGGCGTGCATCTCGCCGAGGGGTGTTTTGATTGGCTTGCCGAACTCGATCATGTCAGCGTACTCCGGTTGCGACCATCGCCCTGCGCATGCAGTCGATGTCCGAGATGATGGGGAAGGGCCTGACCGCGGCGCCGCGGGCGCACGTCTCGCGTGCGCGGTACGCGAGCCACAGGCGGCCCGCCGTGGACCGCAGCGCGGCGTCCAGGTCGTCGGCGTCGCCCTCGGCGGTGATGACGGGCTCGTCGGCCATGCACGCCGGCACGGCGGGCGGGAATGCGGCGTGCAACTGGTCGATCAACTCCTGTGCGCGCTCGGGCGTCAGCTGCGGGCCGATGTAGAGGTTGATGCCGTTGCCCTGCACGTGGCGCAACGTCCTCTCGTAGGCTTCGGCGATGGCCGGGGTGCCGGCGAGGCGTGCATCTTCGATGCGGGCCTGCAGCCACGCGTGGAGGAAGCCGGTCATGCCACCCTCCGCTCGTGCATGTTCTGGTGCAGGAGGGTGAGGATGTCCTTGACCTTGGCGTTCGCGCTCTCGCCCCACTGGTCGCACTCGGCGATGGTCTTCTTGATGCGATTGAGCGCGAGGTACACCTGGTCGAAGTTGCGCCGGTACAATGTCATCTGGTTGTACTCGTACGCCACGGTCGTCGGCCACCGCTTGCCCGCCTTCATCTCGGGGGCGATCAGGTCGCGCATCTCGATCGCGGCGATGGCATCGGTGGGCGACCAGAACCACTGCTGCAACGTCGGCAGGCACTCGTCGTCGAAATCATCGCGCACCACGAACGCCTGATTGATCTTGAACCCGTAGCAGTCGATGTCATTCTTCGGCGTGTAGTCGACTTGCAGGATGCGCTCGCCGCGCCACTTCATTTCAGTTTGCATTGTCTTGCTTCTCCGGGTCGTAGCGAACGACGGTGAGGTGTGAGTAAACGTGGATGGGCATGTTGGGGTTGTGCTGTGCCAGGCGCTCGGCGACTTCCTTCGCCTCCTTGCCGTCTTTCGCTTCGATGAAGCCGCCCGTGACGGGGCACTGGATCTGGAATCTCATCGGTTCACTCCGTAGAGCTTGATGCCGTGGTAGCGGATGTGTTCTTGCAGCGCCGGGCATATCGTCGCGGGCTCAAGACCCTGTAGCGCCTGGCATTCAACTCGATAACCGTCGTAGTCGGTTTCGACCCGATGAACACAATCGAGGCATTCGGATTGAAGGTTGCGCTCAAAGAAGTTCTCGACGAAACAACCACCGTCGCATCGACCACCCATTTGCCGATGCGGGAAGCCATACGCGCCGCACCAACAGACGACTTCGCCTTCGCGACGTTTCCTGCGCACGGCCTAGTCACGGTACTTGTCTTCGACCTTCGACGCGTACACCTTGATGCGCTCGACGCCGATGGCACGCAGGATCTTCGGCGACGGCGGGGTCTCGCCCGACCGCGCCTGGGACAGCTGCGCGTCGGTGCAGCCGATGGCCTTGGCAGCGTCGGTGTAGAACTTGAACTGATCCGTGTACCGCTGGATCTTGGCGAGGACTTCCTGCTTGGTGTAAACGATCATTGTGCTTCCTTCATCGGGAACGGGACGATATTGAGTTGGCGGGCCTTGAGCGTCGGAAGCTGGCGCTGATAGCGAAGTCCGCGGCTCATGCGCTCGTGAGTGCTGTTGACGGTAGCGGCAGTGCGCCACCACCAGTGATCGCGCGTGAGTTGGTGCTTCATCCAGAACGCGTTGTCAGCGGGCGGGGAGAAGATCATCTGGTGATACGCCTGCCACCGGGTCGGCGGGAAGTCGACGTTCTTGAGGTGGTACACACGGGCGCGCACGATTGCCAGGCGCCGCTCGTATTCGGCCATGCGCAGGAAGTTGTCGCGGCGTTGGTCGGTGAAGGTCAACCCGTATCCGGTGGGCTTCTTCTCGGGCATGTAGTGCGAGACGACCAGGGCCGCGGCGCACACCAGCAGCAGGATCACAATGGACATTCGACACCTCGACGGATCAGTTCACGGCGGATGATGTCGACCATGTCGCCGAGCGCGGTGTGAAGCTGCGCGAGCAAGGCGGCGGTCGGCGTCGTCTGCACGACGGTTGAGTGGACGGCGATGAACTCTTCGCGGATCACGGCTGCGACCCGCTGCGCAGGGCGGCGGCGATGGCTCGGATGGCGATGCAGACGTCTTTCCACCCCGCGGGCAGCGGCTCATGGCTGCGAATCCTGCTTGCGGTGTCGAAAAGGTGCCCGCTCTCGTATTCCGCCGCCAGAAACTCCCGTGCCCGCTGTTCGATGCTCGCCCCATCCACGGCCACGGGCTGCTGCGCGGCCGGGGCGGGCTGCGGACGCGTGTATAGCGTGCGGACCTCATAGCCTGCATCCCGCGCGATGGGCAGCTGTTGCTCTGTGGTGTCCTGCCACTGCGAGCTAAGATTGTGGCGGAACTGTCGCACCACCTCCCCAGCCGGGGCAGCCTCCGGCGCGGTATCTCCTTCCATCGCGGCTTGCTCTGCATCGGCAGTCGCAGCGGCGAACTTGTCACCGTCATCCGGCGCGGCAGGGAAGTCCTCCGGCTTCACACGCCAGCATCCAGGCACGCCGCCGTACGCCAGCCGATGCCCTTCCTTGCTCACCAGCGAGCCGTCATCGGTGCAGCGCTTGAACGCTACGACCACGTCATCCGGCCCCTGCAAGCGCGACTGAAACGCCACGTTCACGTCGTAATCCTCGGCGATCACGTCGCCGGGGAACACCTTGCTCACCAGGGCGGTGCCGCGCACGGCGTCTTTGACGCGGATGAAGTGCACGGGCTTCGTCGGCATCGGTACGGGCTTGGGCGTTGCCAACGCTTCGATACGATCGGCCCAGGCGACCAACGTCGGCCAAGCGTAGCCGCCGACTATGCAGTTGCGCATCTCGTCGGCGACCTTGTGGAAGCTGTCGGGCAGCATCACCTCGTCGTGGATCACCGCCGCGCCGGGCGTTGCGGCTGCGCTCTCCCAATCCTTGAACGCTTGCAGCGGGGTCGACTGCAGTCGGCTCGACGGCGGGAAGACGTAGACGTTAAGCGCGTCGAGCAGCTTGCGCACCACGTCGGTCTTCGAGTAGCCCACGGCCTCCGTGTCGCCGCGGATCAACTGCCGCAGCGTGTGGTCCAGGCTCATCGGCGTGTCGAGCGCCTTGTCGATCGCGGCGTCGGGTATCTGGTCGATGTTCTTGTCCATCACTTCGTCTCCCTGATCAGCCGCGCTTGCTTGAGGATGTCGGTTTCAAGGTGCACTAGGTCCGTATCGCATGCGGCGTGGCGTTCGTACTCCGTGAGCATGTCGGCGATCAGTTTGCGATCGTACGGTACGGCGCTCACTTCACGAAACGCGCTCATGACCACTGCCTGTTGCCGCTTGTTGAGGTGCGGCTTGATCTGCTTGTGGAACTCAGCCTCCATGCTCATGCCATCAACTCCCGGATCTTCTGCATCGCTGCAGTCTGGTTGTCGACGCCGAGCGCCTTCCACATCTGGACGCACGCCGCGTGCGTCAGGTGCGCGCCTTCGCCGCCGTAGCCTTTGAGCGCGCCCTGGTAGAGGTCGAAGACAGCGTCGACTTGTTCTTGCTGGCGGCGCCGCATGGCGACGTACGCGGACAGCGGCATGGTGACCGTCTCGACGATCGGGCCGTGGGTGCCGCCGCCTGCGTCCTTGACTTCCTGCAGGATGGCGTCGTCATCGAGTTGCATCACTCCACCTCCAAGGCCGCGTCGATCTTCGGCAGGAGCGCCGACACGCGCGAGTCGACCACGGTCCAGGGGCCGGTCTGCGTGCGGTGCGCGAGAAGCGGGAACTCGCTCTTGCTTTCGCCGCCCGGCGCGTACCGCATGGAGCGCAGGCCCAAGACCTCGATGTCTCCGTCGCCGAGCGCCTTGCCGATGAACGTGGTGGCCGTGCCGAGCACGTCGACTACAACGACGTGCGCGTCCACTTCGCGGAACACGTCGGGCCCGATCGGCAGGGCGAGATTGAGGGTGGTACGGCGCTGCGCGGACATCAAGTCCTGGGCCGTGACGGCAGGGGCTTTGTCGGCGTGCATCAGCGGCTCCGGTAGACGGTGATCGACAGCACCGAGAACACGCCGCGCGCTGCCTCGCCCATGCTGCGGTCGAAGCTGCGACGGACACCGACTGCAGCGAAGTGCGTGCGCTGCGGCCGGTACTCGTCCTGCACTTCGCGCTCGACCTCGACGACGGCGTCCGCGAGGTTAGCCAGGGCGCGGCTTTCGCCGTGCTCGTGCTCTTCGCCGTCTTCGTTCGGGTTGTTCTCGCCGGTCAGCACATCGTTGATCGAGCGGAGCATCGCAAGACCGGAAGGGTCCGGCGACACTGGCGGCTGCGAGACCTTGGTGTAGACGCTCGTGGTGAACTCGCACGACTGGCCTACTTCGAGCGCCGTCAGGCGCTCCTTGATGCGTTGTTTCTTCATTGGTTCTCTGCCCGAGAAGTGGTTGGTACGGGGCCGACGATAGGGCAGTCTTTTCCGGTTGTCAACAACTATCTTTTCCCGAGTCCGGCAAGGCCCGCGAAGTCCGGCCAGCCTCGCAAAGTCCCGGCCGCGCGGCGCGACACCGGCCAGGCTCGCAAAGTCCCGACGAACGCTGGCGCGGCAAAGTCCCGACGAACGCCAGGGCCGCAAAGTCCGGGCTCGACTAACGCCAGGGCCGCAAAGTCCCGGCGAACGGCGGGGTCTGCAAAGTCCCGCGGCCAGGTCGACCAGGCGCTGGCTTCGGCCAGGCGAGCGTGGCGGGCGCGGCGAGCGCGGCGAGCGCGGCGAGCGTGGCGAGCGTGGCGAGCGCGGCGAGCGCGGCGAGCGCGGCGAGCGCTGCAGGCGTGGCAGCTGCAGACGCATATAGGGAGCGCTGCAGGCGTGGCAGCTGCAGGCGTATAGGGAGCGCTGCAGGCGTGGCAGCTGCAGGCGTATAAGGGAGCGCTGCAGGCGTGGCAGCTGCAGGCGTGGGGCGTAGCGTCCTGGTCGCCGGAAATTATTTTTCCGAATACCGGGAAAAAGGCTTGACGCGGCCTTTTCCTATCGTCGACAATTCGCCTACGCCAACCGCAAAGGGAAACCGCACCATGAAAACTGACCGCGCCGCGCAGCCTTCCCGCATGACAGCATCCGACCGCATCCGCCTTGCCGGCAACGTCAAGCCGCGCAACGTCTTTCCCGTAACACGCGCGCTGAAATGGGCGGCCTTGCTTGTCGCCGTTGTCGTGATCGCGTCCGAAGCCGTGAAGGTGATGGCATGAGCGCCTCGCCGGCTAGCGTGCTCGCGGGATACGCGCAGGATACCGGCGCGTTCCGCGTAAGCAATAAAGGGGCGTCCGAACTTGCGGATGCGTGCGCCGCCGTAGCCGAGTTGATCGGCGCCGTCGCGCTCGTTGTTGAGTTCATCGACGGCGCGCACGGGGAGCCGGGCGAGATTGGCTGCAAGGCGGAAGACGACCTCCGCGCCGCCCTCGCCCGCGTAGGGGGTGCGAAGTGAGCGCCCTGCTGCGTTACTTCGCCGACGCCGTGCTTGCGCGTGACGCGTCCGCGCCGCTCGCCGCTTCCGAATCGGAACTGTTCGATTGGCTGGAAACCGGACACGCCGACGACGGCGACACGCGCGCCGCCGTGCTTGACTACATCGTCATCCGCGACGGCGCCGGTAATGACCCGGACCTTGCGACCCATCGCGCGGACCTTGCCGCCGCCTACTATTGGGGCCGCGTGCTCGCCGCGCTTGAACTCGCGTCGGGCTCGCCCGCCAATGACGACGATCGCGGGATGCAAACCGCGACCGCGCGCGGCTTGCTGGCGTGGGTTGCCGACTTGCGCGACCGCGTCGGCCTTTGTGTCGACGACATGGAAACGGAAATTCTGGATTACATCGGCGAGCGCGACACGGAACGCGCGCTGTCGATTGTGGCGCCGCTCGCACCGCAAGGCTGGAACGTGCAACCATTTGACCCGCGCGGCATGGCGATTGCCGGCGCGGAGATGCACAACCCGGAAGGCACGCATTGCGTCGGGCTTTACGTCGACGAAATCGGCGCGTGGGAAGTCGCCTATAACGACGAACGTTGCGTTACCGAAGGCGATAGCGTCGACGATGGCGACGGCGGATCGCAAGGCCTTGACGAAACATGCGCGACCGCGGCCGTTCGCGAGCGTCTCGCCGCGTGGGGTGCAGCGTGAAGTGCTGGCAGTTGCACAGCGTCGACGGCCGCGCCTTTACTTATGACCTAGGCCGCGCGGAGGCTTCGCTAGTCGACCCGCGCGCCGGCTACGTTTACGATTCGCGCGAACATGCGATGTCATCGCAGCTGGCGGCCGAAGCGTTGACGGGCGCCGACCTTGACCCCCGCGAAGTGACGTTGTAGCAGGGCAGCTAGGGCGCCTGCAGGACGCGGGCGCCGTGGCGGCAATGTTGCCGGCTCGGAGGGTAAGGCATGAAACGATATATTTTCGTCGCGGATGGCGTCCTGCCAATCATCGCATTCGCCGACGACAAGCGCGGCATGCGCGCATACGTGCGCGATCTGCTAGGCCTGCGCGAACTGCCGCGCCATTGCGTCGCGAGGATCGCATGAGCGCCGGGGCCGAGCGAATTGGTCGCGAGCTGACCGAGGCCCGCGACGCCGTGCGCGAGCTGATCCGGCTGCTGGAGCGCGTTCAATACGTCCGTTTGCGTCTTACCGGCAACGCAAAGGCGCAAGCGTGGGACAAGTTGGGGCGTGAGATAGACGCCGCCATCACCCGCGTGGAACCGCAGTCGTGAGCGGCCATACCTTCGCCGTGGAAAACGGCGCCGTCGTCGTGCGCGAACCGGCAAACGCGGATGGCAACATCGTTTGCACGCTTGCCGGCCATCCCGACCACGACGCCACGACCCTCCAAGCCGCGTTCATTTGCGCGGCCCTTGACAAGCTGCAGGCCGTCTATGCAAACGATTAGCGAACTATGGGCCGTGCGCCTGGAACGCGCCGCGCGCCGCAACCGGAACGCACGCGCCGCCGTTGTCTTTCTTTCCGTCCTGATTCCATATCTTTATTGGAGCGCCACGTCGTGAGCCTTTATCGCGTTTTCACCCGATCCGCCACTAGCTTTGAAACGTTCGCACGCGCACGAAAGCGAACCGTTCGCAGCGGCTTGACCTATGCGGAAGCGCAGCAGTATTGCCGGCGCGAAAACGAAAACCGTACGCCTGCGCAAGTCAAGCGCGGGTTCAAGCATGAATTCGAGGTGCAATGATGAAAAAGCAAAAGGCAACGCTTCCCGCCACGGCCGTCCAAAACGGCAAAAATTACGGCGGCGACAAAGAAATGACGGACACGTTCAACCTTGTCGTGTACTCAAAAGGCGAACTTTTCACGGCCGTAACGTTGCGGCTTTACATGGGTCGCAGTCGCAGCGCATCCGTTGTCTACGCATCTTTGTGGTGCAACGGCGGCAACTTCACCGCTGGACACGGTAGCGCGGGAGGTTACGGGTACTGCAAGCGCAGCGCAGCCGCTGGCGACGCCATCCGCAATGCGGGCATCCGCCTGGAGCAATCAATTTCCGGCGTAGGGATCGGCGCGGTACACGAAGCGCTAAAGGCAATCGGCCGCGCGATGGGCTATCGCAAGTCAATCATTGTGGAGAACTGAGCAATGGACAAGAAAAAAGAAACCCGCGCCGACCTTCGCCGCAAGGTGATGGAACTCACGGCGCAGCTGGCAAGCTCTTACCATTTCGCAAGCGTGACGCTGCACAAAGCGGGCGACTCGCTTACCGCCAGCGGCGCGCTTTTGCAGCTGCACGCGTTGGGCGGCCGTGAGCTTATTTGTCCCGTCGTCATCCGCGACGGCCTGAGCGCCGACACGATCGCGGCGTTGCAGCGCGACATTGCGCGCAGCTACACGAGCGCAACCGAACTCAAGCCGAAGAAGGGCGCGCAGGCATGAAAAACATTCATCTTCATCGCTTCGGCGCCGACGTTGCAATCTCACTACCGGGCAACGGCGAGACTTGCTATATGTCCGCAAGCGAAGCGCGGCAAGTCGCGTGCGCCCTGGTCGACTGCGCCCGCGACATTGCCGCGCGGCCGTTCGTTAGCTCCACGTTCAACAATCGCGGAATCACACTTGCGAACGGTGGCGCGCGTCCCGCAACGCCGAAGCCGCTGCAGGTAACGGCGACCCTTACGGATACGTTCGGAGGCGAGGCTAACTATGCGTGGACGCGCCGCGCCAGCTTCGTCATGCCGGCCGGCGCTTCCGACCTGGCAATCGTGCGACGTGCGAAAAAAGAATTGCAGCATGACTGCAGGACGCGAACGGAACGCGACGGCACGGACGGTTTCGTACTTCGCAGCATCGGCGAATGCACAATCGCTTTCATCGAGGTGACGGCATGAAAACGTGGACGGAAAAGACAATCGAGAAAATCCGCGCGAACGCATGGACGGAATCGGAGATGCGATCGGCGCGACGCATCATGCAAGGCGCGCTTAACGAGCGAACGCAACAAGTTAAGGTAACAGCGCGCGACGCCGTGCGCGTCCTGGAGGCGATCGAGGAATCGCAGCCTTTCGTTTCCGATGATCAACGCGACAAAGGCGCGGCGCATCTTCGCGCGCTGGCGTTCCGTAAGGACGGCACGCAACGGCAGACGCGCGACGCATTGCAGCTGCGCGCGGCCGACCTTGACGCCATCCGCACGTGCAAGGCCTTCCGCCTGGTCCGCTTCGAGGAATTGGAGCACGGCCGATGGGTGACGCTGCTCCCCGTCTACCGTTGCATCGGCGAACATGGCGCCTTCGCATACATGGCGCCATCGTGGCAATCGGGCTATCGTTTCGAGGTGATCCGATGAACCTTTCCAGCCGGATCAAAATCGCGGAGATGCTTGCACGCATCGCGCGCAACGTCGGAGGTGCGGAAACGGGCATTTCCCACGAGCGCGGGTCAACTTATGTCCGCTGCAGGTTCCCGGCCGTGCGCGTTTCTTTCGACATAGACGACAAGCTGCAAGGCGGGATTCTCGCGTCCTGGCATGGCGCGGATCGCGATTTGTCGCCGCTGGCGTTTGACAGCGTTAACGAATGCCACAAGCGAAAGGCGACGCTATACGGCGCCGACCTGAATTCTTTTGCGCACAAATTTGATCGCGCTTGCCGCATGGTCAAAGACGGGAGGGCCTACGCATGAAAACCTTCAAGAATTACGCTGAACTGCAGGCCGCGCTTGCACTACCCGCGGAGGCGCCTGGCGCGTTCCGATTCTTCCCGGCTTACGGGCCAGCGGCTTTCCGCTGCAGTGATTGCGGCCATGCAATGCTGGACACAAGCGAAGGCGCGCTTACGCCCGGATACGCGCTTACGCGCACCAATGAAATGATCTGCTATCCGTGCGCCGATAATCGCCAACGTGCAGAAATTCGTGACGCGGCCGGCCCGTTCTACGCATACCTAGCGTGCGACGGCAAACGCGTCACGACCTGGACTGGTGGCACGCTCGGCGACGTTTCATCGCTCGGCGTTTCGCGCAGTGGGTGGCACGGTTCCGAAATTGCACGCTTCCATGTGCGCGACATCCACGGCCAATGGTGGCAAGGTCGCGGCGCCGGGCGTGGCGTGGCTTGCACGTTGCGCCGCATGAAATCACGGAGCCCGCAAGCATGAGCACGCGCAAGCGTCACACGGTATGCAAGGCCGGCGCAGCCGTCCGGCTCCACGGGTACGCGCCCGCGCGCGTCCTGGCCGTCTTCGTGCGCGCGGGCGAGTCTGGCGTATGGGCCGAATGTCGAATCACGGCGCGCGGCCCCGACTGGAAAGCCGGACAAGTAGGCCCGCACGGATACCGGCCGGGCCAGCTTGTCTACGTGCGTGCAGGGGACGCCGTGCCGCGCGACATCATCCGCGTATCGCGTCAACGCATGGGCGCGCTTGTCTGGCCGTCTTTCGACATCCGCACGACGGGCGAATATCTCGACACGCCCCCAAGCGTGTCATCCGGAAACGCGCTTGCCGCATTGCTCGCCGCGCATAGTGCCGACCCGCTCGCAACTTCGGAACTGCACGCACTAGCTGCGCGCTTGCGAGGTGACGCATGAAACGCATTATTGAATGGGGCGCATGCCTCTATATCGCGTGGCTGTTCGTGCCGCCACTGCTAGACGCGGGCCTATGGATAGCGTTGCCCGTTACTGCCGTCCTGGTGCTGGTATTCAAGCCTAACACCTAGCCTGCAATCCGATGATCGAGCCCGCCTATATGGCGGGCTTTTCTTTGCGCGGATCTCACGCAGCGCACTTAGCGCATGGCCCCTACGTGCGCGCCTAGCGCATGGCCCCTACGTGCGCGCCTAGCGCATGGCCCCTACGTGCGCGCCTAGCGCATGGCCCCTACGTGCGCGCCTAGCGCATGGCCCCTACGTGCGCGCCTAGCGCATGGCCCCTACGTGCGCGCCTAGCTCGCGATCGCATGCCCGCATGACGGGCTATCCCTGCTACGTGATAGCGCGCCTGGCACGGCACGGGCGCGTCGCCGCGCGCGGGACTTTCCTTTTATCGGAGGGCAGAAAAGGTACTTCCGGGTGGGCGGGGCGGCTACCGCGGGGGACGCTGACCGCGGTATTCGACTATTTTCACTTTTTCATGCGTTTTCTCCCGCGTTTCCGGCCATCGGAAAGGAAGATGCGCGGTCAAACCGTACGGATCTGTGCGCGATCGTACTGAAATCTGTTTCCGACGCCCGGAAAACGGGCCTGGATTCCCCCAATAGGGGGTTTCGGCACCCCTATTGAGGGCATGCTGTAAGCCCATGATTCGGCTAGAGTTTTCGGCGTCTTTCCTCGGGCATTCCCTTATTCCCTCAATTCCGGAAGTCGTACCCTATACGTGGGGCGCAATTTGCGTATCACCCATTCACTTCATACATACGGACTGTTGTTATTGAGGGAATTGAGGGAATGAGGGAATAGAGGATAGAAGGAATAGTGAAATCAAGCACTTAGGAAATTCCCTCAATCATTCCCCCAATAGCGGATTGAGGGAATCCAACCCTGGCACCCGGCCGCCGAAAACCGGCACCGCGTAAAACGCAACGTACGGCGCTGTGTGGCCCGTCCGTTGCCGGAGGCCCCTCGGGTAGTCAAAAGGTGTGGGCGGGCCGCACGCGCAGCCCTGTGCGGCCTAGCGTAGGGGTACGAAGTGGCCCCGGAGCCAGGCCGATCGGAGGTGCGCCGCGGTGCCGGCGTCGTAGGCGATCAGGACGGAAGGCGCCCCGCCGTTGGCACGGGCCTTGGTGCCGTCGACGTAGTGGAACGTCAGGCGGCCGCGGAGGAACAGCAGCCCATGCGCGCGCTGCCACACCTTCTCGAACGTCTTCGTCTCGGTGCGGGCGAAGATCAGCGCGATCGCGTTGCCGTGGTCGGCGCAGCGGTCAAGCCACGCACCGGACTTGTCGTCATACGGTGGATTGCACCAGACGCGGCCGAACCACGGCTGCGCCAGGCCATCGTCCTCGATCGTGTAGTGGTGCCACGCTGTCGGCCAGGGCCGCTCGATCGGGCTGCACGGGTCGAGGTCGAAGGGGCCGAGTTCGTCGACCAGCCACTTCGGCGTCAACCACTCTTCGTGTCCGCCGTGCACCTGGTGGCCGGCGATGCCCTTAGCCACGGGGCTTGTCGTGCCAAGGTGCTTTTTCGGCGCCGGTTAGGCGGACGATGTAGCAAGGCACCGTGTCCGTAACGTACTCGACGGAGAAGGGGAACCCGTTCTGCAGGCAATGGTTGATGACGAGCCTCGCCGTCGTGCCACTCGGGCTGATGTGTTCGCCGCTGTCCATGAAGGGCACGATGATGCTGCGTTGTCTTTGGCGGCCCATTCGAAGATTGAACGGGAGGAATACGCCTGTGTGGTCTGCCATGTCAGTCTCCAAACCCATCGTCGAAGTCCAGCATCAAACGGATCTTCGCGAGGTGTTCGTGCTTGTGGCCCGAGAACGCTTCCGAGTGCCGCGTGTAGAAATTGAGGTTTTCGCTGCCGAGCCCGCCAAGCCGGAACTTGCCGATCAGGGCGAAGCCGGCGCGCGACAGCAGTGCGCCGAACGTGCGCGATGGCAGCGACCCGAGGAACGTACTCTCGCGCAGCTTCTTCGTGTTGAGCAGCAGATCGCTGAGTTCGGGGTCGCCGTTGTTGATCGAGCTTTCCAGCGTTTCGAGGTCGTCGCCGGCTTCGCTCGCGTCGCGCATCTCGTCCTTCGCGTCGGTGTGCGGCGCGTGGCCCTTGGCCTGGAACTCGTCGCTGAGGTGGCGCGTCAGGAACCAGTGTCGGATCACGTCGGCGTTGAAGGTGATCGCGTTGTAGAGGTCGGTGAAGTAGTCGGGGTTCGCGGCGCGGAAGCTGTCGATGTGGCTCTTGGTCTGGAACGACGTGCGCAGGATGTAGTAGCGGCGGTCGTTGTTGTTGATCGGCAGCGCGTCGGGGTAGTTGGTGAACATCACGTAGTTGGTGATATTCGGGATGTTGTACGCGTCCTTCTGCATGCGCCGGATCGGCACGGTGCGGTTGGTCACGTACTCCTTCATCTTGTCGAGGATGTCGAAGCGGTTGGTGTCGTGCAGGCGCACCTCTTCGATGAAGACCATCTTCTTGCCTTCGGCCCACGAGGTGAATTGTTCCTTGAGCGAACTGCCGCTGACCGATCGCACGTTCTCGCCGCCGATGATCGACGCCATCAGGTCGGACATCCACGTCTTGCCGGCACCGTCGACGCCCTGGATCAGGATGCCCCACGTGATCTTTTCGGAGAGGAACTGCACGTTGTAGGCGAGATAGTCGAGCAGCAGCGCGCGCTCGCGGGCGTCGGGGAACAGGATCTCGAAGTGCTTCTCGACGGTGCGGATCGCCAGGTAGTCGTCCGGCGTGGTCGGCTGCTTGGCGATCGGCATCGACGACTCGTCGAAGGTGTTGACGCACAGGTTGCGGCCGACGTGGATGAAGCGGCTCTCGCCGGGCATGTACAGGTAGTCGTAGACCTGGGGGATCTGGAACAGGTTGAGGGCAACGTCGCTGGCCTTGCTGGCTGACGCTTCGCCCTCCTGCCGCTTTGCGTCGTCGAGCAGGTAGCGGCCGAAGGCCATGTCGAAGTTAGCGCGGTTGAGTTCCTGTCCGTTTTCGGTGTTGAAGAACGCGCCGTACCGCGACACGAAGACCCACCCTTCGCACCACTTCGGCAAGTCGAGCACCGTCATCTCGGCTTTCGGCTTCGCGGCATTGATCATCTTGCGCACGACTTCCAGCCGCGGCCGCACTTCCGTCAGTTCCTTCGCGCGGTCCTGCAGGCGCTTGCACGCGATGTCGTTCTGCAGGTCGGTCGTGATGACCTTCGCCAGGCCCTTGAGCACGTCGCCGAACAGCAGCTTCGAGTCGGGGCACCCGTCGACGCGGCGCAGTGCGACCTCGAACGTCTTCTCTTCCTCGTGCCGCTTCTGTTCGTTCGCCTTGTAGATCAGCGTCGCGAACGTGGCGGTGTCGGGGCCGTGGCCCATCGACGACCAGCGCCGGTTGAGGTCGGTCGGTTCGTACTTCGTGCTCTTGGACGCCCACTCGTGCCACAGCTTGAGCCCGGCCTCTTCACCCTTGAACTGGTGGTGCAGCGCCATGCCGACCGTCAGGTACGTGTCGTAGTCGGCGTCTTCGTTGGGGAGGTAGTCGAGCGTGTCGAGCACCTTCTCTTCGGTCAGCACCAGCACCGGCTTGTAGCGCTCGAACGCGTCGGTGTCGTCGAGCAGTTCGCGCGCACCGCTGCGGCGCTTGCGCGTCCATCCGCGCACCTTCGCCATCGCCTCGAACTTGTCGAGGATGATGTCGGCCTCTTCGGGCGACAGCGTCGGCAGCGACGACACGGGGCACGTCAGCGGCTCGTCGAGCGATGTCCAGGTGTAGTCCTGCCCGGTGTCGGGGTGGATGCCGTAGGCGACGAACTGTTGCCCGTGCCCGAGGATTTCGACGCCGTGATCGCGCTTGCCGTCGTTGTAGACGCACGACATCTTGCGGAACGGGCGATCGGTGCGGAACACGAGCAGGCGCTTCGGCGCCTGGCCGACGCGCACGCACGTCTCGCCGAACTCGCGCAGCACCCAGGCTTCCATCGCCTCGGCCATCGTCGCGTCGTAGATGTCGAGGTCGACCGTGGGGGTCTCCTCGCAGAGAATGCCGATGTTGCCGTTGCGGTAACGGCCAGCCGCCCAACGGCGGATGTCACGCTCGGTGGCGTTGAAGTTTTCCCAACCGTCCTCGACCGCGCGCTTGTGGCCTCGTGGGATCGGGATGATCCGATACCCGTTTTCGAGCAGCTTTAGCCCCCTGTCGAGAAAGTTCATGCGCCCACCAGCCGGTCGAAGTCGATCCACTTGCGGCCGAAGCGCTTGAGCAAACGACGGCACGGCTTTGCCGGGATGCGTCCGTTGCGTATCCACTGGCCGAGCGTTGTTTCGTGGAGGTCGAACTCGTCGGCGAGCGTGGACAAGCTGCCGTACCGCGGGTCGAGGATGAGCGCGCACTGGCGCAAAGTGAGTGACACGAAGTCCTGACGGGTTAGGTCAGGCGGTGCGGAAAGCGGCTTCATCGGCCCGAGTCTCGAATTGCGGAAATGTCTGTTGACAACGATATGGCGTTCCCGGTAGGGTGTCAACACGGCCAAGGGCGGAACCGCAAGAGGCCGTAACCATCAAACCAATTGGAGCAGTGCGTTATGTCCCTCGAAAAATCCATGCAGGAACTCGCCGAGTCGAACAACAAGCTCGCCGAGGCACAGAACAACCTCGCCGAAGCGCAGAACAACGTGGCTTCGCAGTACCAGGAAATGATCGCGTTCTTCGCCGCCAACGGCGTGCCGGCCTCGGCCTCGGCCGACAAGCCGGCCAGCAGCAAGCCCGAAGCCAAGGGCGAGACCGCGGCGCAGCGCAAGAAGCGCGAAGCCGCCGAGGCGGAAGCGGCCGCGGCCGCGGCGAAGGGCAGCGGTGACGGGTTCGACGATGACGATGCCAGCGGCGAGTCGACCGCGACCGAACTCACGGCCGACGACGTGAAGAAGAAGCTGTTCGAGGTCAAGGACAAGTTCGGCGACAAGTCGTTCGCGCTCGAAATCATCGCCGAATACGGCTACAAGGCGCTGCCCGACATCCAGGAGAAGGACTTCGACGCGATCTACGCCGACGCCGAGAAGGCGCTCAAGCGCAAGAAGTAAGCAACACGCGTCCTCCCTTCGGGGAGGGCGCTTTGATGCACGCCCTGCGAGAGGCCCCGTACCCTCCACCTTTCGGTCGGTTTCTTGCGCAAGGCGCGGCCTCGATGTTCTCGGTTTGCGAACACGTCAGTTCGTTACTGCGACAGCAGACTCCGAGTGAGAGCAGGGCGTGCATCAAAGCGTTTTGATCGGGGCGACTTCGGCGCTCTGCGACGAAAGTCGGGCATGAGGGCCGCGCTGTCTAAGACGGGCGAAGAGCATGCAGGCAAGGAAGCGCCTCGATCAAAACGCTTTGAGGTGTGCCTGGCTAGTCCGCTAGGCCCGAGGCTACTGCGGAGGATCGCGCGCTAGAGCGCGACTTTAATTTCGGGCAGAGAGAAAACCGCAGGCCGGGCACACCTCAAAGCGTTTCGCGAAGCGCCTTGCGTCAACTTCCCTAACCCGGAGGCTGTTTCAGCGCAGGGCGCTTCGCGAAGCGGGAGGCGGTCGCAGGATACGCGACACCACTAACGAGGATGGGCGGAAATGACTACTGCATTCAGCGATCAGCGCCAGGCGACGTTCCATCACGTGAGTCACGGGCCTTTCGTTCAGGGCTTGCCGGCCAAGCAAGGGTTCTACTGGCTGTTGCGGTCGCCGACGTGTCCGGTAGGCGCGCAGCCCGCGTTGGTGCTGTTGGGCGATAGCGCGATGCGCGCTGTACGCTGCATGGTGTGGGGCGGTTGGGAGCCGCTGCCGTTGGACGATCCTTTCGTTACCGGGGCCTGGTATGCGCCGATGTGCCCGCCCGACTTGCCGGAGGTCGACTGATGGGTGTCGTGCTTTGGCTTGCGTTAGCGGGTTCGGCGCTCCGTAGCGCTTGGAGAGCGTTGCATGGCCGGTCATAGTCGTTTCGCGCCATCGGCCACCGAGCGCGAGTTCCAGTGCCCGCCGTCGTTCCTGCTCAACGAGGGGGCGCCCGACCGCCAGTCCTTCGACGCCGCGCATGGCACGGCCGCGCATCACCTGGGCGAGCTGTGCCTGAGCAACGACCACGACGCAGTCTTCTACGCCGGTTGCGTCATCGCAGTCACCGCGAAAGGCGACTGCCGCTTCGTGCACGAGAACGCGCCTCTGGTCGACGGGGAGCAGGGTTTCGAGGTCGACGACGAGATGGTCAACGCGGTGCAGTCCTACGTGGATATGTGCCGCGAGGTGCCGGGCGATCACTTCTACGAGGTGCGTGTCGAGCACACGAAGTGGTGCCCCGATTTCGACGAGTGGGGCGAACCGCTCGGCCCGCAGTACGGCACCTCGGACCACGTGTGCGTCAGCGTCGCCGAGAAGACGATCTACGTCGACGACCTCAAGTACGGCAAGGGCGTCAAGGTCTTCGCGACGAAGAACAAGCAGGCGACCAAGTACGCCCTCGGCACGATTGAAGAGAAGGCGTGGGAGTACGGGATCACCGACGACTGGAAGGTGGTGATCCGCATCGCGCAACCGCGCCTGGACCACTTCGACGTGTGGGAGACAACGGTTGGCGAACTGCTCGCATTCGGGCAGGAAATCAAGGAGCGCCTGTCGCTTGTGTTCGTCGAGGGGACGCCGTTCAACCCCGGCGAGAAGCAGTGCAAGTTCTGCAAGGTCGCCGCGCGCTGCAAGCCGCTGCACGACTATGTGCACGACCAGCGCGCGCTCGCCTTCGAGGACGAAGACGCAAAGCAGATGACATCGCCGCACCTCCTCAGCCTCGAAGACCTGGCGCAGGCGTATCTCCGGCACCCGCTGTTCGTGCTTCAATACGACGCCGTCGTGCGCGAGATACAGGAATCGCTCAAGGAAGGCGTCGAAGTGCCAGGCCTCAAGCTCGTCAACGCCAACACGCATCGACAGTGGACCGATGAACTGGCTGCCCGCCGCAAACTGCGCGAACTCGGCGTGCCGCGGGAGAAGATGGTCAAGGAGAAGTTCGTATCACCGAATCAAGCGGAGAAGCTGCTCGTGAAAGAGCACCGTCCGCAACTCGAATCGCTCTGGCGCAAACCGCCAGGCGGTCCCGTGATCGCGCTCGCGGATGACCCGCGGGACGCCTACACGGCGCAACAGCCGGAACTCGATGGCTTCGTAGACGAAGACTTCGACGACGGCTTCAACTAGGGAAAATCGGAAATGGCAAAGTCGAAAAAGAGTCTGCTCACGATCAAGGAAAACGGCGACATCATCATCAAGGAAGTGCGCCTGTCGTACCTGTACTGCTTCGATCCGCAGCAGAACGTCGACGACAAGGGCAACGTGACCCGGAAGTTCAAGTGCACGGCGATCATGCCGAACGAAACGCACGCGGACGAAATCGCCAAGCTGCAGGAACTCTTGCTGCAGCGGCAGAAGGAAGTGTTCAAGAAGCGCCTCCCCGCAGGCCAGCTGTGCTTGCGCGATGGCGACCAGTCGGGCAAGGACGAGTACGCTGACGCGTGGATCTTGGTCGCGTCGGAGAAGGAAGACAACCCGCCTGCAACGCTCGACCGCGACGGCCGCACGAAGGTCAAGAAGTCGGACGACAAGCTCTACAGCGGTGCGATCGGCAACGTGATGGTCCGCCTGTGGAACCAGGACAACTCGTACGGCAAGCGTATCAACGCGAACTTCCTGGGCGTGCAGTTCCTCGAACACGGCGAGAAGTTCAGCAGCGTGGAGCGCCCGGCCGCGGACGAGATGTTCGACGACGAAGGTGGCGGCGTGGCGGGCGACGGCTTCGACGATTGACAAGTCGACCGGGAGTCCAGTAGGGTGAGCCTCGCCGCGCCATGCGGCTAGGTTCCGCCCGAGCCGGTGCCCCGGTCTTCGCAAGAAGGCCGGGGCATTTTTCGTTTGGAGCCACCATGCACTACTACAACGAGATTGACCCCTACTGCGCACAGTGGTTGCGCAATCTCATCGACGCCGGGCATTTGCCGAAGGGGCACGTGGATGTACGCAGTATTGTTGATGTTCAGCCGGATGATGTCGCCGGCTATGCGCAAGCGCATTTCTTCGCAGGCATTGGCGGATGGCCGCTCGCCTTGCAACTCGCCGGGTGGCCCGAAGACCGGGAAATCTGGACAGGGTCTTGCCCCTGCCAGCCGTTCTCGCAAGCAAGCAAAGGGGCCATCGGACTCGCTGACGACCGGCACTTGTGGCCGCACTTCCATCGGCTCATCCGCGTCCGCCGCCCTGCAGTCGTTGTTGGTGAGCAAGTTGCAAGCAAGGACGCAGAGCCTTGGCTCGACCATGTACTCGCTGACCTGGAAGCCGTGGACTACGCCGGGGCAGCGGTCGCTTTCCCGTCTTCGAGCATCGGTGCGCCGCACATCCGAGACCGCACTTACTGGATGGGTTACGCCGACGACGCGGGACTGGAAGGACTCGGGGGCGGACATCGCGCCGCGCAAGGACAACGGCAAGCAAAGATTCGACCAGCTACCGCGGCAAGCGGTGCTGTGCGGTTGGCCGACGCCGGTATCGAAGCCCCAGGGCCGCGGCGAAGATCCGATGGCGAAGATCCGTCGCGGCATGAATCCGGGGCTGGACCCCGCGGACGCGGCGCAGCTATGCAACAAAGGCCCGGCCCGGTTAACGGCCCGTGGCGAGTTGCTGACTGGCTCTTCGGCCGAGATGGAAAGTGGCGGCCTGTTGAACCCGGAACATTCCCGTTGGTTGATGGCTTTTCCGGGCGCATGGAGCGACTGCGCGCCTACGGTAACGCCATTAACGCGAGGCAAGGCGCGGAGTTCATGCGCGCGGTGATGGAGTGCACGCCGTGAGGGGCAACCCTTGGAAGAAGGTCGTCTTCTCCGCTGACTGCGACGAGGACGGCAACTGCCCGAATTGCGGCATTGACTACGGCGAGTGTGACTGCTTCGGCCCGACGCAGGACGACGTGGAGTACAAGTACGTCGACGGCGAACTCTACGCGAGGTGGGAGGAATGATCTTCCTCGACAACGACTTCGAGACCGTCAGCAAGGTCGACCTCAAGACGTGCGGCCTGGACGCGTACGCACGCGACCCGTCGACGCGCGTGCTGATGCTCAACTACCAGATTCACGACGAGTCGAAGGGAGCGCCTGGCCCGGTGCACGTTTGGCTCCCGCACGAGGAGCCGATACCGCCCGGCCTGCTTGCGATGATCCTCGACCCGAAAGTGCGCAAGGTCGCGCACAACGCGGCGTTCGAGATTGCCATCTTCAACCACGTGCTCGGCATCGCGACGAAGCCGCGCGACTGGTACTGCACGATGGTCATGGCGCTGGCGCTCGGCCTGCCTGGCAAGCTCGAATACCTCGTGCGCGACGCGCTCAAGCTGGACCGGAAGTATTGGAAAGATCCGGAAGGCGACCGGCTGATGCGCTTGTTCTCGTACCCGAGCAGCACGGCCACGCCCGAGTCTCACCCCGAGGAGTTCCGCAAGTACATCGGCTACGGCCGGCAAGACGTGGTGGCCGAAGCGAAGGTGTTCTCGATCCTGCGCCGTTACGTCACGAACATGGGGAAGCTGTTCGACGGGTGGTGCCTGGACCAGCGCATCAACCAGCGCGGCCTCCCGGTCGACCTCGGCTTCATCGAGTCGGCGCAGAAGATCGCCGCCGTATCGAAGGCTGAGTACCGCAAAGAGATGGACGGCCGCACGGGGCTCAAGAACTCCAACTCGACGCAGCAACTCTTGCCGTGGCTGGAGGAGCGGGGCTACCCGTTTGCGTCGATCGCAAAGAACCGTGTCGGCATCGCGGTCAAGGACTTCGCCGACCGCGTCGACGACGAAGCGAAGGAACTGCTCGCGCTGCGCCTTGAGTCGAACAAGACGAGCCTGGCGAAGTACGACGCGCTCAAGCGTGCGTCCCGCCGCGGCCGGTTGCGGGGCACCTACCAGTATTACGGCGCTGCGGCGACAGGGCGCTACGCCGGCCGCATTCTCGGCCAGAACATGCCGCGGCCCGCCGACTTCGTCGAGGACTACCTCGGCGAGGCGCGCGACATGATCGCGCGCGAAGACCTCGACGAAATCAAGATGTTTTTCGGCAAGCCGCTGGAAGTGTTGTCGTCGTCGATTCGTTCGGCGATCGCAACGCGGCCGGGGCGCAAGCTGATCGTGGCCGACCTTTCGTCGATCGAACTGTGCGTGATCGCGTGGTGGACGGGCGCGAAGTTCTGGCTCGACGTGGTGGAGAGCGGCAAGGACGCGTACAAGGCGTTCGGCGAGCGATGGCTGCAGGTTCCGTACGATCAGATCACCAAGTTCCAGCGCAAGCTCAGCAAGCCGCCCGCGCTCGGCTGCGGCTATCGCATGGGGCCGGGCCGCGAGGTCGGCGTCTACCCCGACACCGAGAAGACGGGCCTGTGGGGCTACGCGGCGAACATGGGCGTCGCCATGACCAAGGAGGAGTGCAAGGCGGCCGTCAAGGTCTACCGCGAGTTGTCCCCTGAAATCGTGCAGGCCTGGTACGACGTGGAGCGCGCGGCGCTGGCGTGCGTGGAGACCGGCGAGCCGCAGCGTGCGGGCATGCTGTCCTTCGACTTGCGCACGCCGTTCCTGCGCATGCGCCTGCCCTCGGGCCGCTACGTGCACTACTGCAGGCCGCGGATCGAAGAGGTCGAAATCGAGTACGAGGACGAAGACGGCAATGTCGTCGTCAATCGCAAGCTCGGGCTCACGTACGAGCGCCTGAGCCAGTCGTCGGGCAAATGGGTGCGGCGCAGCCAGCACGGCGGCCGGTTCGCCGAGCAGGCCACGCAGGCGATCGCCCTGGACCTCCTGCAGCACGGCATAGAGAACGCCGAGCGTGCCGGTCTGAACCCGATCGGCCACTACCACGACGAGCTTCTGTGCGAGGTTGACGCGGATAGTCCGCTCGGCGTCAACGACCTGGTTCGGGAGATAACCAAGCTCACCGATTGGTCTTTCGGCTTGACGCTGCGCGCGGAGGGGTACGAAAGTACCTTCTACCGCAAATGATTCCGTTCCTGCGCGTCCGAACGAAATGGAAGACGCCGATACACCGCTGGCTCGACATCTCGTCCGGGGTTGTCGATCTGATCTATTACATCGAGGTGTGAGGTGGTCAAAGAGTCGGTGCGGTACTTCGATCCTGACTGGTATGACGTTCTTCCGTTGGACTCGCGCCTGGCGAGGGACACGGTGGAGAGGGAGCACTACTTGCACAGGAAACCTACAGTGTCTTTTGCGTATGGCCTGTTTGACGGGAGGAAGTTGGTCGGGGTGGTTATTTTCGGCACGCCGCCGTCTCGGCACCTACAGGTGAGTGCGTGTCCGTCTGATCCAGCTTTGGTGTTGGAGTTGAACAGACTGTGGGTAGATGATTCGGAAGGGAAAAATGCGGAATCGTGGTTTGTGTCGAGGGCGCTGTCCGCGCTGCCGCCCAGGATCGTTGTCTCTTACGCCGACACCGCGCATCAACACGCGGGTTACGTGTACCGAGCGCTTAATTTCGATTATGCGGGGTGGACTGATATGGATCGAAAAAGCCCCCGTGTCGACTACGTGACAGACGGCAAGCACTCTAGGGCCACCTTCCGTAGCGGGGCCGGGGCGAAAGCAGTTAGGGTTCCGAGAAAACCGAAGGCGAGGTACTGGACCGTTACCGGGGATAGGCGGCAGAAAAAAGCCATGAGGGCAGTCTGCGCATGGCCGTCGCTCTCTTGGAAAGAGAAGCCGGTTCCGTTCGAGGATGGATTTGATGCGTAACCGTCAAAGCCAAAAAAGCGAGGTGTGAGATGGGTCTTGAGTCTATGATCGAAGACGACGCGCGCGTCTACATGGAGTCGCTAGGCGGCGTGTTGATGAAGTGGGTTTCGCCGGGCAACAAGGGCGTGCCCGATCGCATCGCATGCCACCCCAACTGCGGCGTGTTCGTGATGGAGTTCAAGGCGCCGAAGAGGACACTGCGCAAGAACCAGAACAGCATGTGCGACAAGCTCGCAGGCGCCGGCATGCGGGTGTACGCCAACGTCAGCAACATCAAGAAGGCGCGCGAGATTATCGAAGACGAGGTCAACCGCACTGGCCCTCGGCACGTCATCGTGAGTGGCCTGTGAGACAACGCAAGGAACTGCGCCCGTACCAGCGCGCGGCCATCGAGTTCGTCAAGCGAACGAAACGGTGTGGCCTCTTCATCGACCCCGGCCTCGGCAAGACCGCGATCACGACCACGACGTTCTGCGACCTGATCGACGATCTTGAGTGCGGCATGACGCTGATCGTCGCGCCCCCGCGCGTGGCGAAGAAGACGTGGCCGGACGAGTTCACCGCCTGGGCGCACACCTACGGCAAGACCTTCGTGCACATCACCGGAAGCATCGCGAAACGCCGTAGGTTGCTCAGGCGCCGTGTGTGCTTCCATGTCATCTCCATCGACATGCTGCCGTGGCTGCTCAAGGAGCTTGGCGGACACGCCCCCAACGCGCGCCTGATCAAGCAGTACCTTGAAGAAGGCGAGGAGGACAAGGCGGTCGAGGAAAACAAGTGGCTCCCGCCCAAGCGCATGCCGTACGACGCAATCATCATCGACGAGTCGTCGAAGGTGAAGACGCACAGCACCTCACGGTGGAAAGCGCTACGACTGATGGCGTTTCGCGTGCAGCGGTTCGTGCTCCTGACCGGGACGCCCGCCGCCAACGGCATGCACGACCTGTGGGCGCAGCTGTACCTCCTCGACCGTGGCGCGCGCCTGGGCCATACGATCACCGCGTTCCGGAACCGATGGTTCAAGGAAAATTACAACGGCCACGGCTACCGCGTCGAGAAGCACGCCGTCAGCATCATCGAAGAGAAGATCGCCGACATCGTCTTTACTCTGCGCGAAGAAGATTACGCGGACCTTCCGCCGCGCATGTACAACAACATCGTGCTGCAGTTCGACGAGGCGACGGCGAAGAAGTACAAGGAGTTCGAGCGCAGCTACTTGCTCGAACTGAACTCGGAAAAGAACCTGCTCGTACGCGACGGCGCCGCAATCAGCAACAAGCTGCAGCAGTTGGCGAACGGCGTCGTGTACGACGAGAAGAAAGAGGAGCATGCGTTTCATTCGGTCAAGCTCGACGGGCTGGCGGACCTGGTCGACGAAGTACAGGGCCAGCCGGTGCTTGTCGCGTACCAGTTCAAGTCCGACGCCAAGCGCATCCTCGCCCGGTTCAAGAAGGCTGAGATGTTCACCGACGACCCGCACGTGCAGGACCGCTGGAACCGCGGCGAAATCGAGATGCTGCTCGTGCACCCGAAGTCCGCGGCCCACGGCCTCAATTTGCAATTCGGCGGCAACGTGGCAGTCTGGTACGGGACAACATGGTCGTTGGAAGAGTACATCCAGTTGAACAAGCGGCTCCACCGATCCGGGCAGACCAAGACAGTGATGATCCATCACCTCGTCGTCGAAGGTACGATCGACGAGGACACGCTTGCGGCGTTGGGCTCCAAGAACGACATGCAAGAATCTCTCCTCAACGCGCTCAAGAAGCGCATCCAGAAGTACGCGAAAACATGAGCGCGAACGTAAAGTCGTCCAATGAATTGAAGATCGTCTACCAGGGCGCAACGGTCAGCGACCTGGCCGTGATGTTCGACATGAGCGCCAACGAAATCAATCGGCGCATTGTCGGGAAGGTGGCGCCCTGTGGCGTCGAGTCGAAGGTGCCGCGCTACCGCGTCCGCGACGCCGCGCCGTACCTGTGCAACGTCGTGTTCGACCCCGAGGAGTTCATTCGCAACCTGAGCCCCGCCAAGCTCCCCGCCGCGCTGCAGGACGCGTTCTGGAAGGGCCAGCTGAGCCGCCAGAAGTTCGAGAAGGACAAGGGCGACCTGTGGTCGACCCGGCACGTCGTCGAGACGCTGGCCGAGGTGGCGAAGACGATCCGCATGACGGTGATGATGTTCCTCGACACGCTCGACCAGGAGACCAACCTGTCGGACAAGCAACGGGAAATCGTGCGCAATCTCAGCGACGGCCTTCTGCGCATGCTGCACAAGGATCTCGTCGAGCAGTTCAAGGACTACGTGCCGCCGCCTGACGAGCATGGGCGTCCGATGAAGGAGGAAGACGAGCCGATCATGGTCATCGAGCGCAGCGAGGAGCATTTCGACGATGGGTTCGGCGATGACTGAGTACCGCAACCTCGCCGACCTCGTGTTCGAGATGGCCGAGATTTTCCGGCCGCCCGAGCGCCTGACCGTGGCGGAAGCGTCCGAGAAGTACGTCTACCTGCACAACCCGCCGCGCTACAGCGGCTACTACCTGCGCAGCGAAACGCCTTACATGGACGAGCCGATGGAGATGGCGATGAGCCGTGACTTCACGGCCGAAATCTTCGTCGGGCCTGCGCAGTCGGGCAAGTCGCAGTCGTTGGTGCTCAACGTGATGGCGTACATCATCAAGTGCAACCCGATGGATACGACGCTCTACCACATGAGCCAGAGCGCAGCGCGCGACTTCACCAAGCGCCGCGTCGATCGTATGCACCGCCACTCCAAGGCGATCGGCATGGAGGTGATGCAGGGGCAGCACGCCGACAACACGCACGACAAGACCTACAAGTCCGGCATGATGCTGTCTATCTCGTGGCCGTCGATCAACGAGATGTCGTCCAAGCCGATCCCGGTCGTGATGTTCACCGACTACGACCGCATGCCCGATGACATCGACGGGGAAGGCTCGCCGTTCTCGCTCGGCCAGAAGCGCACCACCACGTTCCGCAACCTCGGCATGACCATTGCGGAGTCGTCGCCGGGCCGCCCGATCGAGGAGGTCAAGGAAGACGAGAACGCCGACGAGCGCGAAGAGAGGGGCGAGCACGAGGCGCCCCCGTCGACGGGCATCCTCGGGCTCTACAACACGGGCGATCGTCGCCGTTGGTACTGGCCCTGCCCCGAGTGCGGCGAGTTTTTCGAGCCGTCGTTCAAACTGCTCACGTGGCTGTCGACTCGCGTCGTCGACGGCGTCAAGGTGCCGCTGTCGATCCCCGAGATGGGCGACACGGTACGCATGGCGTGCCCGCACTGCGGCGAGGCTATCGAGCATCGGCACAAGCACGACATGAACGCCAAGGGCGTATGGCTTGCCGAGGGCGAGAAGATCACCAAGGACGGCAACCGCTACGGCACGCCTCGCCGCTCGCGCACGGTGTCGTACTGGCTCAAGGGGCCAGCTGCTCGCTACGTCACGTGGGGCGAAATCGTGGTCAAGTACCTCGAAGCGATGCGGACCTACGAGCAGACGGGCTCGGAAGACGAACTCAAGGCGACGGTCGGCACCGACCAGGCCGAGCCGTACCAGTCGCCGCGCGACAAGAACGCGCGTACCGCCGAAGACCTCGAAGACCGGGCCAACAAGAACCTGCCGCAACGCACCGTGCCGATGAACGTGCGCGCGCTGTTTGCGACGATCGACACGCAGGGCAATCGGTGGGAGGTTCAGGTGCAGGGCATCCGTCCAGCTGACAGCCCGGAACGGCCCTACGACATCGTCGTCATCGACCGCTTCAAGGTCGAGAAGTCCGCGCGCCTGGACGCCGATGGCGATCCGCTGTGGGTAAAGCCGGCGTCCTACCCGGAAGATTGGGACTTGCTCGTGCCCGAGGTCATGGACAAGACCTACCCGCTGCAGGACCGCAACGGCCACATGAAGATCACGATGACCTTCTGCGACAGCGGTGGCGGCAAGGCGCGTAGCCACGACAAGAAGACCGACGACATCGACGAGGACATGAGCGTCACGTCCAACGCCTACAACTTCTACCGCCGCTTGAAGAAGCAGGGCAAGCACGAACGGTTCCAGTTGATCAAGGGCGATCCGAACCTGATGGCGCCACGCGCGCACCTCGAATACCCCGACTCCAAGCGCAAGGACCGCAACGCTGGCGCACGTGGCGAAATCCCCGTGCTGTTCCTCAACTCGAACTCGATCAAGGACACGCTCAACGCCATGCTCGACCGCACCGAGCCGGGCGGCGGGATGATCGACTTCCCCGAGTGGCTTCCGCGCAGATGGTTCGAGGAACTGACCGCCGAGGCCCGCGGCCGCCGCGGTTGGTACAAGCTCGGCTCCCGCCGAAACGAGGCGTGGGATTTGCTCTACTACTTCATCGGAGCCTGTATTTTCAGGCGTGTCGAGCGTGTGGACTGGTCGAGCCCGCCGCCGTGGCTGGCGCCGTGGGACGACAACCCGATGGTCGTTTTTGAAGGGGTGGTTGACAAAAAAGTCAAGCCGCTCCATCGTTTAGCCGACCTAGGGGCAGAGCTTGCGTGATCGTGCCCCTCACGAGGAGGCGGCAACGGTGGTACTCAGCGACGCGGATCGAACCAAGTACCAGGCCAACCTCGACGCCGCCGAGGCGGCATATCACTCCCTGATGATCGGCGGCGCGGCCGCCGAGTTCCGCGACCAGAACGGCGAGTCGATTCGCTACACGGCCGCGAACGCGTCCGGCCTCCTTCGATACATCAACTATCTGCGCAACCTGCTCGGGCTGTGTCCGTTCGCCGGAGTGAGCGTTGCGCCTCCCGCGGGAGTCATTTTCTGATGAGTGCGCAATCTCTCGTCGTCCAGCGCCCGGATAATCCGGGCGTCACCGTAGATGGGGTGCCGGTCAAGAACGCAGGCAACGGTGGCGCGTACGAAGGCGCCGACCGACTCGGCCGGGAGCTGATGACCTGGCAGCCCAAGATCACCACCGCCGATGGTGCTCTCGGCCGCAACGACAAGGTCCTGCTCGACAACCGGGGCCGCGACATCGTTCGCAACTCCGGTCAGATGCAGGGCGCGATGTACGTCCACAAGGACTCCATCGTCGGCACGCACTACCGGCTCAACTCCGCACCCAACGCACTCGTGCTCGGTTGGGACGAAATGCTCGTCGACGAGTTCCAGCGCGAGGTCGAGGCCAAGTTCATGCTGTGGGCCGAGGCCGACGAGAACTGGTGCGACGCAGCGCAGAAGAACAACTTCACCTCGCTGATCCGCTTGGCGATCGGTTGCGATTTCGTCGGCGGCGAGGTGCTGGCGACCTCGGAGTGGATTCGCGGTGGCGGACGCCCGTTCGCAACGTGCATCCAGATGATCGACGCCGACCGGCTGTCGAACCCGCAGGATCGCATGGACGATCGCTACTTGCGCCGCGGCATCGAGCACAACCGCTACGGCGTGCCGCTGGCGGCGCACATCCGCATGGCGCACCCGCGCGACAACAACGCGTACGGCGACCAGTTCAAATGGAAGCGCGTGCCGTTCCGCAAGGGGTGGGGCCGGCTGCAAGTCCTGCACATCCTCGAACAGATTCGCCCGGACCAGACGCGCGGCGTCGCCGACATGGTGGCCGTGCTGAAAGAAACGCGGATGGCGAAGTCGTTTCACGAGGTGTCTCTGCAGAACGCGATCGTCAACGCCAGTTACGCCGCGGCGATCGAATCCGAACTTCCGCCCGAGATGGCGTTCACCTCGATCGGCGCGAACAGCGCGGGCGAGGGGTCGTACACCACCGAGGCGATGTCGCTCCTGCAGGCCATCGCCGAGTATTCGCGCGGCGGCAAGAACCTCGAAATCGACGGCGTCAAGATCCCGCACCTGTTCCCCGGTTCCAAGCTCAAGCTGATGCCGGCAGGCACCGTGGGGGGCGTGGGCCAGAGCTTCGAGGACTCGCTCAATCGGTACATCTCGACTGGCCTCAACATCAGCTACGAGGAGTACACCCACGACTACTCGAAGACGAACTACTCCTCGTCGAAGGCCGCGGCCAACGCAACGCGGCGCGCGATGCAGGCGCGCAAGCGCAAGGTCGCCGATCGCATGGCGAACGCGATCTACACCCTGTGGCTCGAAGAGGCGATCAGCGAAGGGCAGATCGAATCCGTCAAGCACCTGACCGCGCGCAACCCCGGCTACTTCTACGAGGGGATGAACAAGCAGGCAATCTGCCGCGCCTCGTGGATCGGCGCGAGCGTGGGACAGGTCGACGAGATGAAGGAAACGCAGGCCGCGGTGCTGCGCATCAAGTCGGGCCTGTCGACGTACGAAATCGAAAGCGCGCGCCTGGGCTACGACTTCCGCGACATCTTCGAGCAGGCTGCGCGCGAGCAGAAGCGCATGACGGCGCTCGGGATCAACTTCAACACCGAGCCTACGAAGGGCGGCACGCTCAGCGCTGAGCGCGTTCCCGGCGACGGCGGCGACGCCGGCAAAGAAGCGGCGTACCAGGCCGGAACGATCGACATCGACGGGATGGACGCCAACGGCAGCAAGCCGTTCGACGACGGATTCGGAGACGACTGATGAGCAACCTGCACCACCTACAGAAGTTCTCCCGTTCCGCCGCGCTCGTGTCGCACGCGCACGCGCAGGAACTCGTGGCGCTGGCGTCCTCGCCCGCCCGCAACCAGGAGAACACGTCGCTGAGCGCCGAGCAGTTCGCGATCAGTTACGGCGTTCAGGCCGAGAAGGGCAAGCCGTTCCCGTTCGCGGGCGGCATCGCCGTGATTCCGGTCTACGGCGCGCTCCTGCATCGCGACCCGTGGTGCGATTCGTACGCGACCGGCTACGACTTCATCGGTTCGCGCTTTGCCGCGGCTCTCGGCGACGAGGACGTGAAGGGCATCGTGTTCGACCTCAACAGCTACGGCGGCCACGTCGCCGGCAACTTCGAGTTGTGCGACCAGATTTACGCGGCGCGCGGCCAGAAGCCGATGATGTCCCTGGTCGACTCGCGAGCGCTGTCGGGCGGCTACTCGATCGCTTCGGCGACTGGCCGTATCATCGCGACGCCGTCTGCTGACATCGGCAGCATCGGCGTGGTGATGATGCACATGAGCATGGAGCAAGCGCTCAAGAACTACGGCGTCGAGGTGACTTTCATCTTCGCCGGCAAGCACAAGGTCGACGGCAACCCGTTCCAGAATCTCCCCGACGATGTCAAGGCGGCGCTGCAAGCGTCCGTCGAGAAGTCGTACAACCAATTCGTGTCACTGGTCGCTCGTAACCGTGGCATGCAATCCGAAGCTGTCCGCGATACCGAGGCGCGCGTTTACGACGCCGAGGAAGCAAAGCAGATCGGGCTCATCGACGACGTGATGGCGCCGCGTGCGGCTTTCACTTCGTTTCTTTCGGAAGTGTCCACCGCTTCCACCCAAACCAAAGAGGCAATCAACATGACAACCCAAGTCCCTGCGTCAAATGCAGCGGCCGGTGCGGGTGCGACGGTCGATACCCCGCCGACTGCCCCCGCCGCTGCCGCACCCGCCGCACCCGCCGCTGCCGCGCCGGCCGCACCCGCCGACAACGCCTCGGCCATCGCCGAAGCGCAGGCCGCGTCCAAGGCGCGCATCAAGGGCATCATGTCCTGCGATGAAGCCAAGGACCGCCCCGCCCTCGCCAGCCACCTCGCGCTCGATACCGAGATGAGCGTCGAGGACGCCCGCAAGACGCTCGCCGTGGCGCAGCCCGAAGTCAAGGCCGCGGGCAAGGGTCCGCTCGCCGAAGCGATGGACGCCAGCGGCGGTGCCGGTGTCGGCGCGGACGATGGCGCCAATGGCGGCGACGGCGGCCGCACCATGAGCGCGGGCGAACGCATCGCGCGCAACGCGGCCAAGGTCACTGGTCGTCCCCTCCGCATCCTCAAGTAACACGCCTCAACTTCCAGGAGAGTCACAATGAACTACGACATCCACTACGCGGAGTCCTCGACCGATCCGGGCGCCGCGCCCCCGCAGTTGATCGCGGGCGACACCCCGGCCGTGTCGACGCAGGACGTGCCGCTGACCGTGTCCGGCACTGCGCTCAAGCAGTTCCAGCCGTTGCAGCGCGCGGACGACATCACGGGCGCCTACCAGCCGTGGGCCGCGGGCAACCCCATCGCCGCGGTGACGTGCTTCGCGGTGCCGATCGGCAACACCCGCAAGGCGGTCTACACCGAGGGCATGTTCAACATCAACGCGATCGCGTGGCCGGACGGCACGACCGAAGCGCAGGTCGATGCCGCGCAGTCGCTCGGCTGCAAGTTCCGTCGCCTGCTCTACAGCGACAAGCGCACCGGCAACGAAGCCCTCGGCGTCGAGTCCGGGCCTGGCGACCTGGTCCTCGTTCCGGCTCCGGGCGCGATCGCAGGCCTGACGCAGGGCGTGGCGCTGTCCGGCCGCTCGTTCGTGGCCCCCGAGGCGAGCGGTGCGGTGACGTACGCAGTCGCCTCCGGTGCACTGCCGACCGGCACCTCGCTCAACGCGTCGACCGGCGCCTGGACGGGCACGCCGAGCGCGGCGGGCAGCTACACGTTCGCCATCTCCGCTGTCGACTCGATCGGCCAGCACACCATCGGCAACTACACCGCCACCGTCGCCGCGCCGTAAGGCGTAGCCAACTCAGAAGGAAATACCATCATGGCTTTCGAGATCCAAGACACACACGAGTTGATGACGGTGGTCGAGAACTTCCCGGCCGTACCGTCGTTCTGGCTCGACAACTTCTTCCCCGGAGCCCACTTCTCCGATTCGGAGTGGATCGACATCGACACTGTCGACAAGGGCAAGCGCCTGGCACCGTTCGTGGCGCCCAACGTGCAGGGCCAGCCGATGCTGCAGCGTCGCGAAAACACGCGTCGCGTGAAGCCGGCCTACCTCAAGCCGAAGGACGCGCTCGACCCGCAGCGCGTGCTCAAGCGTCGGCAGGGCGAATCGCTCGGCGGTTCGATGACCCCGCAGGAGCGCGAGGACGCGATCGTTGCCGACATCCTCGGCGACCACGACGAGATGATCCGTCGTCGGTGGGAGTGGATGGCGTGCGAGGCGATGAAGAACGGCGCCGTCACCGTGGAGGGCGAGAACTATCCGTCCAGCACGGTCGGCTTCGGCCGCGACTCGGCCAACACCGTCGTCCTGTCGGGCTCCGCACGTTGGGGCGAGACCGGCAGTTCGCCGCTCGCCAACGTCAAGACCTGGTCGCAACAGATTTTCCACAGC